TTTCATTTGGTTACGTTAGTGTTAAAAAGAACAAGAAGCTACATAGCTTCCTGTTCTTCTTTCCAATCAATCAGTTCTTGAGGCAAATTGGAGTGTTGTCCCTTTCCGTAGCGTTTCTTGTGAAATCCTACAACTACAGTGTCTTTAATAAAGAATGTAGTAAGTGACTCGTTGTCGTCTAAGGTAGCGATGGTGTTACCCATGATCTCTACCCATGTTGTAATGGCTGTTCTCTTGTCCATGATAGTTGTGCTTTAATTAGTAGCAAAGAATAACAAGGATGTTTGATAATTGCATTTCTGTTCCGTAGGGTTTTGTTTAAGTACACCTACGTTTCCGTAGATGTACAAGTGAATAAAAAAAAAGAGTAGCACAACGTGCCAGGTAAGAGGCTATCACCTCCCTTACCCGACACGCTTGTACCCCAACAGCCCAGGCTAAACTACTTCCTGGGCACCATAGGATGAGCCGTGCGTGTGGAACTCCCTAAGGCTCAACACACGCAACGACTTCTCAATGCTTACACACTGTCCCCAGACTCGCTTGAAGAAGGCTTAGGCTTGCTGTTCCAATCCGAAGATCGTAACATGCACACCGTGTTGAGCTTATAGCCCAATGCCTGCTCTTTCGAGTCAAAGAACTGTGGTACACATCGACCTACTTCAGCTAATGAGTCAGTGTTGAACTCCATACCCAACTCCTTAGCCATCTTCTCAGATGCCTTAGAGGCTTTGTATGTATCAACATCTACAAAGAGCACACGAATGTACACTCTGCCGTTGCTTAGCTCGAAGAGTTCAGGTGCACTAACCTGTTCCCAATCGTTGCTAAGAAACGCAAGACTGATAGCTGCTACAGACGACTGTTCCATACAGTACTGTTGCAATGTCCCAAGCACAGTTGCTTTTCGATGCTAAGTGCACCTGGCGGGGGACGTTTCCCACCAAAGTTTAGTAGGGGAGTTTGATTTATGTAGGATCAACGAATCGACCACACAAAGATTTTTTTTTGATAAAAAAATTTTATAATAATTATTTTCCGTAGATTTGTAATCCACCGATAAAACGGGATACGCTGACACGAGAATCAAGGATATGACTCAGCGCCACTACGTCTTAGGCTGTATAATATTAGATACAGCAACGATAGACAACTATCAACATTTACGATACAAAAGCGTATGCGCTACCTGAGATATATCTCTCAGGTGTATGGGACCTTGCAACAGCACAAAAAAATTTCGGGGAGGGGGATTTGGTGCTGTGCGAAAGAAAATAAACTCCCTGAACTTAGGGCAAGGGGGAGGAGGAAGTAAACGGAATGGTTTACATTCACTGGAATAAGTCCACCTACTGGTTTACATTACTATAGGTGCCCGTGCTTGATCGTGTACACGAATGTCCAGTTTATTACTTAAAATACTGGACAAATATTACGGTTTCATAATAATTGTATATATTTGTGCTATAACATACAGAAAATGGAATGCTTATTAATATTATCACTTGCAATCGTCTCAAATGAAACCGAAATTAAATAATGTTAAATATTACACGCCTTTAGATGAAAGGCTTACAATAAAACCATCTAAAATAGAAGGCTTAGGATTATTTACCGAGGAAGAACTTCCTGTAGGAGAAAATCTAGGAATAAGTCATGTATATGATGAAAGATTTAAAAATAAGTTTATTAGAACTCCTCTTGGAGGATTTATAAACCATTCTGATACTCCTAATCTTAAAGCATATTTAACTACAGATTTTAGATATATTAAAACTATTCGTCACATTAAAGTAGGTGAAGAATTAACTCTTAATTACAGTTTATACAATGTTAAGTAAAGAATTGTTCAATGGGAGAATTACTATTGACGGTACTACTGGCGGTGATGCAGAAGTGGAATAATAATACCGTAGAGAATCAACATCGCTTTATACAGATGATGTTGGATGAGGGAAGAAAAGAACAAGCTGTGTCTATGTATCAAGTATTTAAAGGCGCAGGAGAAATTTTAGAAAATGAAAAGATTAAAGAAAGAAACACTTAAGAAGAAGGACTTCCTACCGAAGTACCTGAAACTTGTGAATGTGATTCTCCCTGATCCTCTCACACAGCGTGAAATGGACATCCTAGCGGCCTTTATGGAATTGGAGGGAGATCTGGCACGAGATGATAGATTTGGGACCCAGGCGAGAAGCTTTGTGCGTAAGAAATTCGGATTCAAGAGTTATTCCAATCTGGATAATTATATAAAATACTTCAAGCGTAAAGGAGTTCTTCTCAATGATCCGAAGACTGGTCAGTTGAAACTGAACCCTAAGATAAACGTACCAGAAGGAAAAGGTCAGGTCGAACTCGTATTTCAATTCAATATAACGGGATAATGGCGGGTAAGAAGGACAAGACTATGGAAGAGGGCTATGATAAAATAGCCAAGGACCTGGGAATACCTAGACCTCTTGTAGAATATGTTGTGCGGCACCAGTTTAATTATGTAAGCAGCATTATGACCGATGGTTTGCTGGATAATGTTTTATTACATAACTTTGGCACGTTCAGAGCAAAGAAAGCAAGACTGGATAGTCTTATACGATCACTGATAAAAAATATAAGAAGTGGCAAACTGGACAGAGAAAAAGGAACAATTGAAATAACAAGATTATGGAAAGCAAGGCAGAGAAAATAGATAAGGCCCTCGAACACTACAGTAAAGAGAAAGCTATACTTCAAGGGGAACTGGAAGGACTTGCAACTAATCTGGTGGAAGAGAAGTATCGAACACCTCTCTCACACAACCATCTAGCAATAGAAATGCTAGCTGTATCTAGAAAACTAGGTAACAGAGAAAGAATTATTGAACAATTAACTAAATTAAAATAATGGACGAATACCAAGCTCAGAGTAACGGACAACCAAGTGGGGTTCCGATGATGACAGCCGAACAGATCGAGGCTCATGAATTTAATAAACGAGCAGCTCTCATAGAGCTCGAAGTAAAGAAGGCACATACTCTAATGGGAGCACTTGCTATCGGAGGAGATAATGTAACTCCTTTATTTACTGCCAAGCAGCGTAAAGAGGTAGAAGATCTTTTAATGACCGCACTGAAAGCAACAGCTAATGGATGATGATAACTCCGCCGCTAGATCACTAAAGATCACATTCTGTAAAACATGTAAGACCTGTCCCTCTATTTCTATCCATAAAGACCTCGATGAGGTAGTTCTGGGTGGAAAAGAAGAAGGTTTCACTGTCTGGAAGAAGGGACACTTCAAAGATATGGTAGAAGATATTAAAAATGGAAAATTCGATGAATACATCTAATATGAATAAAGATATTAAAATGATCACAAATAGAAGAAGTATGGAAGAATGGGATAAAGCGCTGAAAGAAGTAGGCACCCAATGGATAAATCCATCCGCCGAGGCAGAAAAGAGAATAGCTGAGATCAAGGATCGAGAGAAGCAAATAACAGCTACACTGTTCAGACTTCTTAAGCTTGGCCATATTTCTTCCGAAGAGGCATTAATGCTTGCAGACCGAGAGGTAATAGATCCTGCGGAACCTCTGTATCCACATAGAATGGAGATGATAGATATGTCTACTTATGATCAGTCACTTGTACAGTGGGATGGTACAAGCGTTAGTACACTTATACCATAATGGGAGATCTAAAAAACATGAAAGACGGTTGGAGTAACTACATCAAAGCATGTAGATCTGCCGCCCAGGTACCTAAAGAACTTTTAGAACTAGCAGAAGCTAGAGCAGAAGTATGTAAAACATGTCCTCTTTTAGAAAAGTCGGGACTGTTTAAATTCGTTAATAGATTAATACCTGGCGCTAAACCTGGAGATCCAGATAAAGTTGTGAGAACACGATTTAAGGTTTCAGAAGAAACTGCTAAAAGCGCTGAAGAATTATACGAAGGATATAAATGTGGAGAATGCGGATGTGCATTCCCTGCAAATACTTTCGCTCCAGATAAAGAATGCCCTAAGGGTAAGTGGTAATAATAAAACATGAACATGAAGAAAAAAAGTGTAAAGGATATAGAGATGGTAGCTAATAATCTTTTAGTAGATATCGTCTTGCCCAGTACGACAACAGACTCTGGAATTGAAATTTCCGAAAAGGACGCGCTGGAGATGAATGCAGTGGTATATGCTACTGTATTGCATAAAGGACCTTTAGTAGAGGATTTTAATATAGGAGATGAAATTATGATCCCTCCTCATGGGGGAACTCCTGTAGCTATAGGTAAGAAAGTATATCATGTATTCAGAGAGACCAGTCTTTTTGGAAAGTTTAAGTAATGACACTATTCGATTTTAAAGATCGTAACGTAATTATAAAACCTGAAGCTCTGCTAGTACCAGAGTTTCAGGCTTTATGGAAACGAGATAAAACAAAAGAAAAGCTCCGTGCAACACGAGAGCTTTCTTATATATATTTTATCGCAGATTACAGATCCCCTTATAGAACTTCACTGACGCCTAACAGTTTGGAAAGTACTGTAGCCAGTGACTTTATGAAGGATCCTAAATTTAAGCCCGATCCTTTAATGGGAGAAGCTTTAAAGAAATATCAACTTCTACAACGTACTCCTACAATGGGACTACTCGCTTCAGCAGTTACAACTGTACATAAGCTTACAGACTACTTAGAAGCTGTAGATCTTAATGAGAGAGATAAGAATGACAAGCCTATATATAAACCATCTGATGTAACAAACGCATTAAAGTCTATAGGTGGGATAGTGGACTCTCTTAACATGGTAAGAGATAGTATAGAAAAGGAAATAACAAAGGCTACCAGCATAAGGGGCCAAAGACGAAAAGGGAACCGCGAGGATCCAAGACTTAAGAACTGATATGAAATACACTAAATATTTAATAGAAAAAGCAGTTAAGAACCTCGGGTATAAATGGTTCGAAAATGGAGATTACAATATGAATATTGTAGGAATACGAAACTCAGAAACTGGGGATTCCATTACAAATAAGTTTGATGATCTGGTGACATTGAGTTTCAAGACCGAAGAACAATGGCATTATTACGAATATCCTGCAACAACAGACCCTGGACTCCATTGGGCAGAAAATCTATTAAACCCTGACGGCGTAGCGATTCTCGTCCCAGGACAGTATAGAGGTTCCCATGCTATAGGGCAACATCAAGGTAAATATACTGCTTTAAGACAAGTAGGAAAACTGAAGGTATATAGAGATAAGGATCTAGATGATGAATATGATCTAAATACGGATAGTATACAGGATAAAAGCACATTCGGTATAAATATTCACAGAGCAAATAAATGGGGAACCAGCTCTCAGATAGATAGGTGGTCCGCAGGCTGCCAGGTATTGGCAAACAACGAAGATTTTAAACACTTCATGGAGTTAGTTAATAGAAGCTCAGGTATATGGGGTAATAAATTTACATATACACTTATAGAAAGTAAGGACATATGAACAGTAGAGAAGAAGATGGCTATATTAAGGCAAAGAAGAAAAGAAAGGGCATACACTCTAAGACTCGTACGTCTATAAGTGTAAAGTCTAAAAACTATAAAAAACCATACAATGGACAAGGAAAATAGTGAACTATATAAGATAGAAGCTGATAATAGAAGTATGCACGAAGCGATGGATAACGCATATCGGCTGCTTACTGGAAGACTTACTGTAGAGGAACTGGAAGATAACGAAGATGGATTCTGGTTACCAGATATGCATGATACTAAGGAACCTATACAGAAAGTTATAGATTACTACGCTGGTTTAGAGGAGTTTGAGAAATGTGGGCAACTAAAAATAGCCCAGGAAGATCTTAGAATATCAAGCGTATTGGAATTTATGCTTAGGAACTCTGAATGAGTGATAAGAAGATAATATGTGCGGAGAAATGGAGTCTACTTGACCCTAAACTGGAAAGTCCTGTAAGACACACGGGTCAGGAGTACCTAAAATTTATAAATACAGAGTTATTCAGCCTTGATGCGAAACATTTTTTGCGTCATGGCTATTACACAGGTGCCCCTGATGGGACCAGTGAATATATAGAATATTGGGATGAGCAAGAAACTAGGTGTAGGAATGGGCATACTATTGGTGGTGTCCGAATTACTGGTGAGCATTATGCTTATCTTAATTTCGGTAGGATACTTGCTACTATTAACGATGGGAAAAGAGATCGTAAGATCGATACATTCCCTAAGTTCTTGGATATGGACTACTATTGGTACCATGAGCTGGAAGCTGCGGAGCTTGCTGGCGAGGGAATGATAGTTGTAAAAGCAAGACGTAAAGGATTTTCTTATAAGAATGCATTCGGTATGGCGTGGAAGTATCATTACTTTCCGTTCTCTGTATCAATACTCGCCGCATATGAAAAAACATTCTGGGCCAATACAATGGAAATGGCCAAGAATATGATAAATTTCATTAATGAGAATACTGATTGGGTAAAAGGAACACTTACAGATCGCCAGGATCACATCAAAGCTGGATATGTAGAGAAGGATCCTTATTCTGGTGTAAATATAGATAAAGGGTACAAATCCGAGATTCTTGCCTTGTCATTTAAAGATGCACCACAGAAATCTGTAGGACGTACAGCAGAACGCATGCTTTTTGAGGAAGCAGGAGATTGGCCTGGACTTATGCAGGCATATCAGAGATCCTACCCACTCTTTAAGGATGGTAATATCATGATCGGTATTCCTATACTATATGGAACAGGAGGTAATAGTAAGAATGGAACAAATGCTGACTTCGAGGCTATGTTCTATAACCCGAGTTCCTACGGACTCCGTAGTTATGAGAATATATACGATGAGTCTGCTGTTGGAGAGGCGGGATGGTTTGTAGATGACGCCTGGTTCAGGGAACCTTTTATAGATAAAGCGGGTAATGCTATGCGTGCCGAGGCCATATCGGATATAGATCTGGAACGGGAATCAAAGAAAAAAGCAGATCCGAAAGCCTATAATATGATGGTGACCCAGCACCCTCATACTCCTAAGGAAGCTTTCCTTAGAAATGAAGGAGCTGTATTTCCTGCAATAGAGTTATACAACGTACTGGCGAAGTTAAAATCTGATAACAGATATAAGAAATTAGCAACACCTGGGACCCTTTTTGAAAAAGAAGGAGAGGTTCGTTTCCGTCCAGATCTTGAAAAGAAGTTATATCCGATGGATAAATTTCCACACAGAGCCAATGACCCTCAGGATGGATGTGTAGTTGTGTACCAACATCCACCTGAAGAGATTCCACATGGTCTCTTCAAAATAGGACTGGATCCCGTGGCATTTGATAAATCAGGAAGTAAATCACTTAACTCTGCGTATGTATATAAAACATATCAGAAATTCGACTACGGATACGATGAGATCGTAGCAGAGTATGTAGGAAGACCAGATAGTATTGAGATCTATAACAGGAACCTTGAATTATTATCTGAATATTATGGAGGTTGTGAGATAATGTACGAGAATGATCGTGGAGAAGTATTAAGTTACTTTAAACGGGTAGGTAAACTCCATCTATTGGCAGATCAACCAGATAACGTTATATCTAAGGTTATAACCAATTCTACAGTATCACGTATAAAGGGATGTCATATGAATGATAAGCTTAAAGATGCAGGGGAGAAGTTCATACTTAGATGGCTGTGGACCAAAAGAGGAGAGAATGTAGACGGTACACCTATATATAATATGGACCTGATACCATCCCCAGCGTTATTAGAAGAGCTCATACTATATCATCGAGAAGGTAACTTTGACAGGGTGATGTCTTTTATGCAACTTATGTTTTGCGTAGAAGAAGAATATGGACGAGAAATAAAGAAAGAGCCATATAGAAATGCTGCTTCTGAGTTTCTAGTAAACAACATGAACAATATGTTTGCGCGAAAATAAGTACTTTCGTAACATTCGTAATTTAGGTAAATAATATATAATCGACATGGGACAGTATTCCTTTCCGCAACAACGCCTGACACTGGCAGCAAAAAGAAAGAATAAGAACAAGTGGGGAAAATCCATGTTGGACGATATTCAAGGATACGGATCTACCAGCTTTGATGGTAGAACAGATCTATCGAGGAAGAAAGCAAACTACAATTTATTTAACGGACAACTGGACAGAGATGACTTCGAGTATGTCTGTAAACCGTATGGGAAAGATTTAGCTGGAGAAATGCCAGCAGAGATGAGGCACTATGATATAATGTCTCCTAAACTGCGTGTATTATTCGGCGAAGAGATAAAACGTCCTTTTAATTTTCGAGTAATTGCTACGAATCCTGATGCTATTACAGAAAGAGAAGAAGAAAAGAAAAGTCTTCTGCAAAGTTTTTTAAAGGAAGGCATTCAGAGAAAAGTACAGGAAGAATTTCAAAAGCAGGGAATAGGTTCTACACCACCAGAATCTATGGATCCCGAGCAGGCCCAGGCTGAACAACAGAAAGCCCAGGAAATAGAACAAGCAATGACGCCGCCTCAGATAGAGGAATACATGAAGCGTACATACCAGACCTCTAGAGAAATAATGGGTAACCAGATACTAGCATATCTGAAAAAGTCTAAACACCTTCGTGAAAAATTCAATAAGGGGTGGAAACATGCACTTATAGCAGGAGAAGAGATATATTGGAATGGAATTGTAAATGGGGAACCTGATATAAGGGTAGTAAATCCTCTTTACTTTGATTACGATAAGGATCCAGATTTAGATTATATACAAAAAGGCCAATGGGCCAAGTACTCTATGCGAATGACACCAGGGTCAGTGGTGGATACGTTTGGAGAGTATATGACTGAAACAGAAATAAAGGATCTCTATTCCGATTCGTCCGTGATCGGAAAGTCTCATCCTCTAGGTTCTCCCGAATTCTCCTACACGGACGGAGATGATCTATTCAATTCCAGCACTCCATTAGACTGGGACGATGATGACTCTTCCACCGATGGGTCGCGGTACATAACTGTGACCCATTGTGAGTGGCGGTCTCTACGTAAGATAGGATTCTTGAAATTCTTGGATGAGGAAATGCAAGAACAGGAACTTATAGTAGATGAGACGTATAAATTAGATAAGGAAAGTGGAGATCTTGAAGTACGATGGGAATGGATTCCAGAGATATGGGAAGGTACTAAGGTAGCAGATGATGTGTACCTGAACATACGTGCAAAACCTAATCAGTTTAAAGATCTAGATGATCTGTATTCCTGTAAACTCGGGTACACGGGTATAGCGTATAATAACCTGAACTCGGCTCCAGTATCTATGATAGATAGGATGAAGCCGTATCAATATCTATATAATATCATAATGTATAGACTGGAACTCGATCTTGCCAACGATAAGGGTAAGAAATTCCTAGTAGATATTAATCAGATCCCTACATCTATGGGAGTTGATATGAAGACATGGATGTATTATATGGACGCAATGGGAATAGCGTTTATTAACCCTAACGAAGAGGGGGCAAGAAACAAACCAAGTAATTTCAATCAATGGCAGGCTATCGATCTGTCTCAGGCACAAGCTATTCAGCAGAAAATAGGACTGTTGGAATACTTAGAGCAACAGTGCTCAGAAGTGTCTGGAGTTACCAAGCAACGTGAAGGCCAAGTAGGACCTAATGAATTGGTTGGTAACACACAACAAGCAGTGGTACAATCTTCACATATTACAGAAGATTGGTTCTATGCACATAATCAACTTAAAGGAAATGTCCTTGAATCTCTTATTGATACAGCTAAAGTAGCCTGGGGAGAATCAGAACCTAAGAAACTTCAGTATATATTAGATGATATGACACTCCAGGTCCTTAAAGTGGATCCTGTAATGTTAACTGAGTCTTCTTTTGGTCTATTTACTTCAGATTCAGCTAAAGATCAAGAGTTATTCATGACAATGAAACAACTCGCACATGCAGCACTACAGAACCAAACAGCAGAATTGTCCGACATTGTTAAAATGCTTACAAGCGAATCAAGTGGAGAGATCAGAACGCTACTCGAAAAAGCAGAAGATACCCGTAAAGCAAGAGAGTCAGAAATGGCGCAACAGGGACAACAGGCACAAATGGCTAAGATCGAAGCTGATAATAAGTTGGCGAAAGATAAGATGGAGCTTGAAAAGTACAAGATCGATGAAGACAATGCCACTAAGATAGAAGTAGCAGAGATCAATTCGTTCAAGAATCAAATGGACCAGGACATAAACGATAATAATGTCCCAGATCAACTTGAAATAGACAAACTACGAGTACAAGAGGAGCAAGCTAAACGAAAGCTTGACCAGGAAGACAAGAAGATAGATCTTAAAAAAGATGAGATAAAGGCTAAGAAAGACGAAGCTACAAAGGCACGAGCACACGAAAGAGCAGAAAAAGCTAAGGATCGTGCGAGCCAAAGAAGTAAGAAATCAGAGAAATAATGTTAGAAATTGCCCTGTTTTTGTTAATACTTAAGTGGGTGCAGAAAAAGCGAAGGAAACCTGGCGACAAAAAGAAAGCAAAGAAAAAAGATTGAAGTAACAAAATGGTGTGAAGTCGCACCTATTCAATGTAACTGCCCTAAGGGTATATGTGTCTATAAATCTGATGGCAAAAAAGAAAAAAGATCCACCTAAGAAGAAGTACGCAATAGCGCCGATTGAGAAGGAGCAGTCTCTTTTTGAGAAATTGTGGGCAGGGCTTGAGGACTCTTCTGTTGGTAAGTTTGTAGATGCAAAAGGATTGCGAAAAGAAGTTCAGCATTTTCTTCCCAGTGGAGGACTTAGTTTTGATGAGCAATCTGGAAGAGATAATCTGGGATGGTTACCTGTAGCGGGAGAAGCAGCCGATGCTGCTAGTACGATAGAGGCTCTTCGTAAAGGTGAGTATACAGATGCCGCATTGTACGGAACAGGACTAATGATTCCTTTCGTACCAGGTGGAAAAATAAAAAATGCAGTAAAGCCTTATATCAAACCTTATGTTGATACTGTAAAACCTTATATAAGTAATGCAAAAAGTTATATAAAAAAAGGTATAGATGCTACTGAGGAAGTTGCAGAGGATACTCTAAAAAGATTAAAAAAGCACGGGGAGTCAGTAAATGATGGAAATCGATTTACAGAAGCTATGTTTTATGATCCTTCTACTAAAAACTTAAGACCAGAGGTTGTAGAAAAGATGCTAAAGGCTGAAAACCCAGCAATTACACAATTAGAAATAGAAGAATATCTTGGCTTTATACGGGATAACCCTGAGTATACTCAAATTAATCCTTTTAGAGACGGTACAAGCCTTGCAATTAGTGATAATCCCTTGTATAAAGATGTAGGATTTGGAGGGCCAAGTGGAGAACCACAATTATTAAATTCTTCCCAGAAAGCCTTTCTAAAAGGAAGGGGGGCTGAACCTGGAGCTGGATTTTATGATCCGAGTACTGGAGCTACATTCACGTATGTAAATAAAAACAGTACGCTCGCTCGAAGTGGTGAGATAGCAGCACATGAAGGAGGACATAGAGCATCTAGAATTCGACCTGATGTAGCTTCTAATTCATTTTTTGATAGTACTACAATATACGATGAGAAATACGGCTATTACGTAGCCAGAGAGGACACCGAATCAGGAAGGTTTTTTAGAAAAATTTTGAAAGATCCTGTACCTATTCCGAAAGGGGCAAGTAAGGAAGAAGCAGAACGTATTGCAGATCTAAACTGGCACTCAAGTCCAGATGAATTACATTCTGAAAAAATAGCCGCAGCAAAAGTTATATTCAATGAAGTATTTAGAATGTCAAAAGAGAGTTTTGAAGTCAAGAGCGGAAAAAAACTTGTAAAAGGGACCGAGTTATTTAAGAACTTTAAAAAAGATCTACAAGAAAGATATATACAAGCTGTACGTTCTTCGGATATATATGATAGACATATACTACAAGAATTAGAGCAGGCTCAACATAGAACAGTAGGAAAACGTAATTCTTTTTTTAAAAAGGAAACCTCTTTGAGCGATAAATTGAAAGCTTTAAAAATGTTCGGAATAACAGGAGCGGCTCTTTTTGGAGGACAACAGATAAGAGCACAAGCTGGAGAGGAAGAGTTTAAACACGGAGGAGAAGTTGGATGTACAGAGTGCGAGAAAGCAAAGTATGCAGAAGGGGGAGAAGTAGAAGGACAGGTCGGACCGCCAGAACCTGAAGAATACGAACTGGATATAAATGATGCCGACAGTATATACGGCGCAGCACTACAGAATAGAAAACCTAAGATACCCGAAGAGTTAGAGAAAGTATTCATGGATACTCCAGATAGAGATAGAGAGTATATAATAGAAGACTTTATGACGGAGAGGTATAATACAGAACTATCTGATCTGGAAATGCAACATTATGCATTATGGATGGATGCGGGTTGGGCAAATCCTAAAGATATAGGAGTATATGACATACAAGGATATTGGAAATCCAATGCTTGGAAAGATAATACAGATCCTGATAATCACGGATCTGATACATATAAAAAGCCATCCCATCCTACATTCTCTGACGAATCTCAATATTCTGCACAAAAAGGTGGCAGTGAATTTATAGGAGGAAGATGGAGAGAAGACGGTGGATTCCTAGCGGGACCTGATAATATGTACACAAATGATAGACTACGTTGGGAGTTTTCCAGAGAGAAAAATAGACCTGAATATTTATATACAGGTACACCTGTAGTAGAAGTGAGTCCTAAAGACATAGGAACGCAACAAAAAGTACAACAGTTTGATAAAGGAGGAGAAGTTACTAAGGATGGCGGAGGAGAAGAAGTAGAAAATGAAACTTCTAAAATTCATTCTCCTGTAATTGAAAACGGAACTAATATACGTGTACTACAGAGGTTTTTAAATGAGATATATCCAGAATTAGGGAAACTTGGAGAAGGACTGATTGAGGACGGAATCTGGGGGGAAAAGACATACACTCTTTATCAGAAGTTCAAGACTGATTATCCGAAAAGCAAAGGGAAAACAAGAAGAAATATAAGAGAAGGTGCCCCTGTAACAGGATTTCTAGAGGCGACTTTTCCTGGAGCAATGACTACAATATCCGCTCTTGCGGATGATATTTTCAGAAAGCAGGTCATGAATTATGGCCCTAACGATAGGCCGCCAGTAAGAACAGAAGGAGATTTCACAGATGACCAAGTTAATGTCTTAAGAGATATCACTAGAAAGAACTTAGCGGCTGGAAAATCATATATAGACTATAAAGATTACGATGCCGTTAGACCCAGCCAGGCATATCGTGCCGATTCAGGGATAAGAACCTTTGGTTCTTTACTTGGAGACCCTGGGTTCCAGACACAATCTGTTTTAGGGAGAGCTTCAATAGTTACTACCCCAGAAACATTTACTGCAGAACCCGACACTTTAGTACTAGACACTTATAATTTTAATAATGATGCATATTCGCATTTAAACAGAGGAGGAACCCCAATCGACAACCTAAAAGAAGCTACAGGGAAAGCCTTGAGTCCTTATGGAATTGTTCGGAACATGGCTCAATATTTTGGTAGTCAGGAAGGAGATACCTCAGCTAAGAAGTATGCAGTACGAACAAATCAATAATCTGGAGATGGGATATATATTTTTTTAAAAACGGAGAATATATATATAAAAGTATATATCTAGATAAAAATATTAACCTAAAATAGTATATTTGGCTATAGAAACAAAATAGAAGTGAAACTACATAACAAAACTTGTTATGGTTACACTACAAAATCAATTATATTTGTAAACGATAAATTATTATGACAAAAGAAGCTCAAACTTTGGACAAAAAACCAATCACAGAAAGTAAAAGCGACTTAGAAATTTGGGACATTGATGATTCCAGTCTTGTAGATTCACTTTTAGATAAATCAGTTAGTGATGGAGAAGATGATCCTGTACTGGGAAGTCTTAATCTAGATACAGAATCTAAAACTGAAACTAAAGTTGAAGATAAGGACGAAGATGAAAGTGAACTAGATCTAAAACTAGAGGATGATGAGGTAGAAGTTTTCGAAGATTTTGATCCAGATAAAGTAGGAGACGAAAGTAAAGAAGACGCCGAGGATTCAGAAGATGAGGAAGAGGAAGAAGAGAAACCTAAAGATAAAAAGGTAGAAGTAGATAACGAGGAAACAGAAGAAAATGAATTCTCTGTATTTGCTAATCTTTTAAAAGAAAACGAACTACTTGATTTTAACGAGGAGGAATTTGAACCTACTCTTGATGGTATTGTAGATGCGTTTTCAACAACTGTCGAATCCCGAGTAAAGGAAGAGATAGAATTATTCCAAAGAAATCTCCCTGAAGAGGGAAAAGATCTCTTGCGACACATTATAAAAGGAGGAAAAGTTTCGGAATTTTCGAATGTTTACTCCATGCCTGATGTATCTGCATTGGACATTAAAGGAGAAAAGAATATTAATAATCAACGAGCAGTACTAAAAGAATTCCTAAGACTTAGGGGAGATAGTGCGGAAGAAGCTCAGGAAACATTACAAGATTATGAAGATCTTGGAAAACTGGAAAGACAAGCTGAACGAGCGCAGGAACGCCTCGTACAGTATAACAAAAGTCAAAAAGCTCAATTAGAGCAAAAGGCTACCCAGGATGCTCAAGTAAAAGAGCAAAAACGAGCTGAAGTGCTCAAAACAATAGAGGAAACTGTCACAGAGTCAAAAGAGATTCATGGATTTCCAATGAGTAAGAAGATAAAGAAAGATCTTATGGCTTATATGACAGAAACCTCGGTAAAGATTGATAGCCCTCAAGGCCCGCAATATGTTACAAAGTTCCAAGCAGACGAGTTAGAAGCTGGGAATAACGTAGAAGATTTTATTCTACGAGCATATTTAAGGATGACAAATTTCGATCTTAAAGGAGTAGAAAAGAAAACTAAAACAGACTACTCTTCTAAGCTGAAAGCCACTTTGCAGAACAGCAAGCAGCGCACGGGTGCGCACGCTAAGTTCGGAGGAGGAAAGAAGACAGGACAAGCGGAAAAAAGTGAAGCCTGGGATTTTTAACAAAACAATTTAAAACTAAAACAAAATGAGAGCACAATCAAAGTTAGCCGTCCTTACAAGGCCGTTTCATGCTAATTTTACAGAGGTAAACCACCTAGGTGCTGCATTCATGGCTGAACCGCATAAATTTGATAAGGTTCTCACAAGAGTGTTTACAGCATCTCGCGTTGCGGATAATCCTCTAATGGCAGCAACGAAAGGTATGGGCAGAACATCAGAAATCGCATCCTTTGACTGGGAATGGGAAATGATGGGAGCGTCATCACGTCCACTAGTAGCAACAGTTGCTGCATCTGGAAGCGGTATTACACTTTCTGAAATGACCTTCACATTAGATGAAGACTGGTTTAAGCCAGGAGACGTAATTTCTCCAAGCGCAGGAACCACAAGACAATTAGTACGTATCCAGTCTGGCCCAGTTTCGGCTGCAGGTCCTGGAATTGGATTCGAATACGTTGTTCGATTAATGGCAGATGATCAAACTGCATCACTAAGCGCTGCAGCTCAAGCTGTAGGAGTACAATGGAGCAAAATGTTCTCCGTGTACGAAGAAGGTGGTGATCAAAGTGGATCTACTACCTACGCAATGCCCTTAAAACTCCGCTCTAATCTATCTACGTATAGAAAAGAGTACTCTGTAACAGGAGATGCTGCTAACCAAGCATTGGTTGTAGCATTAATGGATGCAAATGGCAAAGTATATAAGGATTACAAATGGCTTAAGTATGCTGAAGCCGAATATTGGATCCAATGGCACAAGGAAAAAGAACGTGGGTTGTGGTACAACCGAGCACAGTCTTCTATTGCTGGAGCAAACGGACGTATCGCACGTACGGGCCCAGGAGTACAGGAGTTGCTTGAGGATTCTCACGTACACTTTTATAATACACTTACTGAGAAATTGATTCGAGAGTATCTCTTGGACATCTTCTTCGGACGTGTTGATATGTCAAACCGAAATATCGTAGCCTACACAGGGGAATATGGAATGCTTGCATTTCACCAAGCAATGATGAATGCATCAGCGCCTTTCTTGACTGTAGATTCGAAATTCATCGGAGGTTCAGGACAAAATCTTGAGTTCGGTGGTCAGTTTGTAAAATATCGAGGACCTAATGGTATTACACTTACTCTTAGACACAACCCAGTATATGATGATCGTGAGATCAACCATATCTACCATGATGAACTTCAGGTTCCTTTGGAATCAATGAGATTCACATTCATGGACTTTGGTTCTAAAGGTGGAGACGCTAATATCAAGTATGTTTCCAAGAAAGGAGGCTACAAGTTAGGTTATGTATCAGGACTCCAAACTCCTTACGGAGCAAACAAAGGTGGATTGATGTCAAACGCTAAGGATGCTTATACAATGATCGTTCATGATCAGTGTGGTGTTCAGATCGATGACGTTACCCGTTGTGGAGAACTGATTTTGAAGCAAAACTAAATTAATCTTTACGTAATAATATGAAACAGACATCAGTAGTTTACGTAAAACCAATCATAAAAGAAAAATGGCACGACCTTAAATCATTGGGTCGTGCCAAATTTCAGGGTACGCACGATACTCTTGTAGCATTGTACGATCCCACTCTAGGAAAACTCGCAACTGGTTTAGAGCTGGATGATGAGTCAAGACTAGGAAAAGCATTAGGAGTAGATTTAACTTCTACATCAAATAATGAATTTTGGCAAGACTTTAAGATTAAGCTGGAGGATAAAACGATGACGTTCAATCCAGTTAAACCTAATGACGAGCTGCAGATTCATTTATTGAAAGCCAGTAATATCGTAGCAAATTCCCAAAAGGAATATGTTGAAGGTAAATGGCCAGAAGCTAAATATGTTATTTACGATGAGCAGGACGAAGTAGAAACCGAAGCTAGAGAAATCGAAGTGAAGGAAAAAGCTATGGAGATCTTCGGTAAACTTACTCATCAAAAACGATGTGATCTCCTTAAAGTATTTGGTAAGTCAGCAGATGGCGCCTCCGAGAAATTCTCGTATACAGCAATATACAAGATAAGCCAGGAGGATCCCGTTAAGTTTATCAAGGTAGCCAGTGAGAAACCAGAACGAATCAAAGTGAAAGCTTTGGTATTCGACCTGGAACACAAAGGTATCTTTAGACGAAAGGGCGCCGCTTACTTATATAATGATCAGCAAGTAGGTTTTGATTTTGAGGACACGGTGTATAACCTAATGTCTGCTAAGAGTCAAGAAATGCTGGTAAAACTTAAAGATGACCTCGAAGCTAGAGTTTAAGCTATGAACGTGCAACAAATGCAATATGACTTTAAATTGAAACTGAACAAAGTGGACAGTTCCGATCACAGCAACATAAAGATCCCAGAGATCGATTGGTTGTTGAATGAAGGTCTTAGTGTATATATGAAGCAACGTTATGGAATAAATAATAGTAAAGGGGAAGGATTTGAGTCTACCCAAAAAAGAATAGACGATCTAAGGAATCTGGTAGTTAAGAATAAACCTTTAACTGCTTCAGCTCTTCCTGTAGATAATTCATTTGAAGCAAAATTGCCTGAAGACTACATGTTAGCCGTACGTCTTCAGGCAACTTCTTCAAAAGAACCATGCGGACGCAAAAATTGCGTCTGTGCACCTACACAACATGATGACTTAAGCGATGCATTGAAGAATCCGTATTATGAGCCCAGTTTTGAATGGGGAGAAGTGCCAGTAGTTTACGGTACAACAGGCGATACAATAGCCGACTCTAATAAGGTATTTGGATATACAGATGGTACGTTCTCTATTTCAGAGTTTGTGCTTGACTACTTAAGGATGCCTAAAAGGATAGCATTTCCTTCGGGCACGCCAGGACAGACGTATAATTACCCAGATGGTACTGCAGTAACAGTTGACCAGGATTGTGAACTTCCTGAGCATACTCACAATGAAATTGTGGATCTAGCAGTACAAATAGCGGCAGGTAATTTAGAATCTCCAGGTTATCAGTTCAAGGTTGGTAAAGTGATGCAGAATGAATAATAACTTTAAACTTTAAAAAATAAATAAAATGGAATCTAATGTAGAAACTGTATTAGTAGCCACCGACACTAGTGGAATTACTACAAACGCTACCGCTCTTGCAACCTTCCTTTCGGCAGGTAATGTAGGAGAACTAGCGATTTTTAACGCTGATACTCACGTAACTGTACAAGGTGCAACTGTAGCGCTACCTTCCCGTCATTATTATGCGGTAAAGACAAGTGCAACCGAATTGAGAAAGTCTCCGACTTTTAACTCTTGTCCTTCGTATATGATCTCAGGAGCAAGTGCTGCAGGAGTAGCAGAGATAAATCAAATCTCAAATTTCTCAGGAGACTGTGAAACTGAGTATATTATAAAAGTAAGATTGGAGTCTGAAAAGATTTTTCAAACTTATGGATACCAAGACCTTATTAAAACATATTCGTATGTTTCGAGGTGTTGTGGTAATGCTTGTGGTTGTCCTGATGGAGCATCATGGGATGTTGCAATGGGAATAGCGGAAGCTGTAAACCTAGATAATGAGAACAGAGCACAGAATGCAACTGAATATATGTTAGGGTTTGCCCGAGTATTTCAGTCTAATACTGAACTTACCGTAACGGATTATGATAATACGCAGAACTGGACATTTACAAAAGGATCCAATGTGATCGTTTGTACTACAAATGTGAATTATGGGGCTTCTACTCCAACGGTAGCTGGAGACTTTGTTGGCGCTCTTCCTGCTGGATTAGGAACGTTTACTTCAGCCGCAGGTGATTACTTTAGGGTAGAATCTGTTTCTGGTTTGAATATTACACTCGATAGACCTTGGCCTTATGACAGCTTTGTAGCTGCTGGTGGAGGAAGTGACCTTCAAGTATTGCCTAAAGCAGTAGGTGAAGGGTACGATGATAGTGCATGGACTATAGAGATTGCAGGCGGTTTGCATGCAACTCCTGCTGTAGGATCATTCGCTACTTTTGCAGGTATTCAGAACAATAACTTAATCTCTGCAAGTATTGGCCTAATTGGGGCATTTGATTGTAACGGAACTGTAGCTACAACTACTGCCGCTACTCTTCCACAAGGACAGGATTGGCAAGTATCTCAGTTGGAACTTGCGAATAGCAAGAATGCAATTGGTTCAGGTAATCGACCAAGCCCTTACCGAACTCCATTCCCATTGACTAATTTGGGTACTGGTGAGTCTTCGGTTGTTTCGGGACAAGGATACTATGTAATATCAGTTATTTATCGTGATCAACATCTTTCTGCAGATACTGCAAGTGCTGTTCGATCTCCGATGGTAGTACAACTGGTAATTGACGATGGTGCCGCTACTACGTATACCGATGTTGCTGCTGCTTTCGCCACAGGATGGAATGGTATCGCTATCAACGCTGACGGAGTAGTTCCAGTTCAGTAATTAATACTAAAATATATAATTCAAGGAAGGGGATTCATTTCTCCTTCCTTGATAATATTAATGTCACATGGCTAATATTCCTTTTGATTTGAGTTCAGGGTCCTACAGTGGTAGGGTATCTAAGCAGTCTCAAATATCAGAGTTTTTAAAGTCATATGCAGGCGATAATCCAGCTACTAATATTGAATTTTCGGAAAGGTGCGTTCATGGAAGTGTAGAGCTATCCATAGAAATAGATAGTGGGTACAAATTTGTAACCACAGAATCTGCATCCAGAGGTTATGAACTCTGGTCTCAGTGCGATCCGATAGAACTTATAGAAATGCCTGCTCTCCCGATAGGAGAAACAGTTACAGTTACAGGTGTTATCCAAGATCCTACTATAAACAGGGGAGATGGAACACAAGCGTGGGAAAGAGGTACATGTGGAGGAGAGCATGTTCCAGCCGATACCTCTATATACTTTTTCTACGACATAACATCAATGCCTTCTGGAATATTACTTACAGCCGCTAGAGCAGCTAAAGTATGGGTAGAATCTTTACCTAATTTTACAGGTCAAGTACATCATATACAGATACAAGGAGAACGATGGGTTCAATGGGCAGAACTTCCTAAAACGGGAATGTTCGGTGGTCTATTTGGAAACAGACAGGTAGCATCTGCTAATATAGGCGGCACTATATTTCAAATAGGTAATATAGTATCGTACTCGGGAGATGGATCTGTTCCTAACCCTTTTAACTTCGACTTAGAGCAAAGTGCTATTAATTATCCTTCAAATGAGAAAGGATACATATGGACAGACCAGGAAATAGTAAATGGTATGTCCCCAACAGAAGAGATCTTTCCAGGAACTATATATCCTGATCTACAATCAGATAGTAAAGATGTACTTGTAGTAGGAGTAATAGACGAAGCTCACGGTAATTTAAGACGAAAGGCTTCAACTCCGCAGAACGGATGGGCAGATTATCATGGTAAAGGAGCAGGAAATAGTATTACAACTGCTTCGGTAGGTATTACAACTGCTGCAAACTGGGGGAAGGACGGAGAAGCTTCTGGGTACCCTAATGCAGTTCTTGTACCAGGTTCAGATAATCTGAATACTATATTTGGCAGTGTAAGTAATGCTGCTATAACATATACGGCTGGTTCTACCAGTTATACATCAGCCAGTATCCCGATCTATTCCAATAAGCTTAAGTACTTTGAGGCATGGAAACAAGCATCATTTTATACAGGATCTGACCCATATGATGGAGAAGTCAGGCCTACAATGATGAAAGATGAACTCCAGTTCAATGGGCATACGAATGGAACAGCTTCTTGGGAAAGAGACTATAAAAGATTCAGGATGATCCATGAGGATTATCGTCAAGGGCCAACAGGTTCTTCATATGCCCAAGATGTCGCAGAGGGAAATCTAGTTAAATTTGTAGTATATGCTGCAAGACCCAGTGTTCCTGCACCTGAACATGTAGCATTTCCACTACACGTAGTAGGTGCTATAACAGACAATGCAACATATATAGATTCTGGAGGTTTATCTGTAACAACTACTGACGGTCTTATAGAGAGTTATAACTTACCACATAGTGGCCTTTGGGATGAGTTCAGTAATGGGGTCATAACTACATTGCTACCACTATCTTATGTAGCAGCAGGAAGTGCGTTGAATGGAAGTAATCCGTATTTTGATAACGGATTGGGAAGACTGAGCAGTTATGGCTGGGGATATAATATCGATCAGAACGTATCTCCACTGGACCAGGTAATGTGGGAGAATAAGTTCACAGATGATCTTTCAATTCTTTTAGATACTGCTTCTTCTTGTAATGGTACAGACTGCCTTAGAATATTAGTAGTAGATGAATCTACTGGACTACCGATACCTGATTTTCAACTGGAGGTTCCACAACTTCCAAATACAGAGATAATAACAAATTCTTTAGGAGAAGTATGGGTAGATGGCATGTCTGAAGGCGCATACGATATCATGCGGTGTTTTGAAGTAAACATGGATGGTAAATGTGAGGAATGGAGTATAAAAATATTAGTATCTTCTACTGATTATACAATATCTACGAATTGTTTACCTGGATGTACAGATGAAACAGCATGTAACTATGATGCGGCTGCAGGTATAGATGACGGTTCTTGTGTATACACTGACTGTAACGATGACTGTGACGGCGATGCTTTCTTAGATAGTTGTGGAGTATGTGTAGGAGGGAACACTGGAGTAGAAGAGGGTAGTACATTAGACGACTGTGAAGAATGCGGTGGGAATAATCTATCTAAGGATATATGTGGAGACTGCTACGGAGACGCCACTGGTTGTTCTGGATGTACAGATCCTACAGCATCTAATTATGATCCAACCGCTACTGTGGACAATGGATCGTGTGAATGTACAGTACAATACTACGAGTGCATATTAAAGGAAATGGCTAAACGTATAGTATTAGATTGTACAGATGAATGCTATGGAGTCAATTGTGATAACCCTACAGATGTACTGTATAAGAATTTCAGAACATTGGATAGTTTGCTTACAGCTTTAAAAGCTTATAACGCAACCAATTGCGCCGAAGGTTCTGAAGATACAATTAGAGAAATTTTAGATGCCTTACCATTATTGGTAGAAGGATGGGAATGTTCAACATGTAAAGATTGCTAATGCCAACTATAGAATACACACCAGGATCACTTCCACCACCGATTTCGGATGACCCGAATCCAGATATATACACAACTACAGTATATTTCTGTCTGAATAATTCATGCTCTGGCACTGTATTTACAGGGACTTGGCAGGAAGTTAATGATTTTTGGTATTCTAACGTAGTAAGTGGTTTTGGATACGCAACCCTACTGCAATGTCAGTCTCAGTGTTCGCAGCATCCATGTGATTATATGACTCTTACAGTACTTGAATCTGTACCAGACTTAAATAATACATCTTCAGGCTCTTTAACAGTGTCCATGTCTTGGATATACACTCAAGGGCAATCACAGATACAAAATGTTCCTATAAATCTATACGATTCAGGAGGAAACATTATACAGACAATACTTGTAAGTCCTCCAGAAGTATTTACATTCTCGGGGCTAGCAAGCGGCGAGTACAGTATAGGGCCCGCTACTTCAATTACGTATGACTTCAATGGAGCAGTAATATCTTTAAATGATTGCTCTGTGTCTATACAAGCTGTAGTAGAGGTAGCTCTAGAGGGAGAGGAACCAGTATTCGGATGTACCGATCCAAACTCTTGTGCATATTACGATCCTAAGGCAACACAAGATGACGGTTCTTGTTTGTATACAGATTGTGCTGGAATATGTGGTGGTACCGCAGTGCTTGATAATTGCGGAGACTGTGTGGTCCCTGTAGGTGGAATATGTGAGGAAGGCTACCCTTTAACTGGAGAGTGTGTGACTGTTCCATGTGAACAGGATTGTGCAGGTGTGTGGGGAGGTTTAGCTATGCTCGACAAATGTGATGAATGTAAGGAACCTTTAGATCCAACTTTCAACGAAGGGTGCGAAGATTGCAGTGGTATTGCAAATGGTACAAAATTTATAGATGCTTGTGGAGATTGTAATGAGCCTGATGGAGACCTGTGGAATACAGGATGTGCAGCATGCCTCGATCCTTGTGCGCTTAATTACGATCCTGATGGAGTATTAGGATGTGAAGAGTGCTGTATAAAATTTGATTTTAAAGCAGATTGCACTTGCGATACAGCTACAACTGTTCCTTCTATAACGGGATATCTGTTTATGCCTGAAGGTGGAGAGATAACCACATATACTTCAGAAGATGTAGAATCTACATCTACAGATGTTATAGGTACAATAACTATCGGGTCTGGTGAAGAATTTGTGTTTAATTCTGTTGCTACAACAATAGCACCAGATGTAACAGAGTTAATAGCTAGTGAGTTACCCTATACTGGAAATGGTATAAATTCAAATGGTAACTATTATAGGTATGGTAGCGCAGTTATGGGAACGGCTGGCAGTAATCTAGTAGATGGTATATACACATATACTTTATACAGCGTAACAATTACTTTAGAAGGAGTTGAGTTATTAACTAAGAAAAGGATATCTATATGTAAGATAGTTTTATGTAATATAGAACAATGCTTGCAAAAACATATGAAAAATATAATGCTATCCAACAAGTGCTGCGATTGTGATGCTTTAAAAGAAACATATATGAAAGCCTTCTCAATTTATAGAGCACTTAAAATTGCTGAAACTTGTGTAACTAAAGGACATATAGAAAAATCAATAAAAAGATTAGAAGAGCTTTGTTCTATAATGGATAATAAAATATGTAATAACTGTTAAGATGTCAGAAGTAGCTCATCATATATATACAACACCCTGGGAAGCGAGAGCAATATCGGCTGAGTTTGGCTGTGAGGAATTTTATCATACACAAGTTATAGAGGGTGTTACTTATTATATGCCTTGTGCAGATTTTACTGAGTATACAACTGTTGTTGGAGATTATTTCAATCATGTAGCATGTAACGATTGTTGTGGATGCGGGGTGGATGAGATATTACTCACACATATGTGGGATTGTAAATACCTTAAAGTGGCTCAAACATTCCTAACTAATTCTTATTATGGGGAAAAGTGCTTAGAGGACACAATAGATAAACTGCATACTTGGAATGCTATGTTTTGGCTGTTTCAAACTAATAATGCACCAGAATATACACTTAATAAGTATAATTCTGAGACCTGTACAACTACATTGAACGATACGTTTGCACATACATTATGTACAGAGGTTACATGTGAGCTTATACAGAAATTTGATGATATGATAGGATCTTGTTGCGAGCTGCAGCAGGGTGAAACTTTTGGTTATTGTCAATTATCCAGCACTGGAGCGTGGAGTATATCCTATAATAATGGACTTGGATATAATATAGGAGATATAGTTTCTTACGGAGAGTTGTATTGGAGTAATACAATGGCAAACAATGTAATGCCTCCTACAAACAATCCTAGAATTAGTGGATGGGAACCGTGTATAGATATGACAGGTTCTCCTAAAAGTGGAACTTCAGAAGTATCTACTTCAAGTAATACTTCTTCGTCTTCTTCTATTACAGGAGGAGGTAAAACCTCAAGCGGAGTAGACGAGGGCGAGACATCTGCACCCAGTGCTGGGCCAGACCCAGAAGTAGAAGGTGGTAGCTAAATAAATAAAATGAGATTAGGATTAGGAATAGGGATATCAACAAACTACTCAACTGGGGAAGGAGCGCCTGTAAATACTGATTTTGTATTTCAGGTCAAATCCAATAACGCAGGAACGTCCAATAGCGACCAGTTTGCCCTTCCTTTCGATACAGGGTCTACGAACAACTTTACTTGGGAAGATTCAGATGGAGGGTCAGGTTCGCATAATACGGATTCAGATCTCCTTATAACCTTTGGTAGCGGAGAAGGAACATATACCATTACTATAACAGGTGATGTGCAAGGTGTCTACTTCAACAATGGAGGAGATGACGATAAGATAACTGACATTTCAAATTTTGGAACTCTGGATATTTCAACTAACCGTGCATTCAACGGTTGTTCAGCTTTAGATATCTCCGCTACGGATGCGCCTACAATATCTGCTACAAATCTGGACTACACCTTCCTTAATTGCACATCACTGACAACCCCTGACTTTTCTACTTGGGATGTCAGTAGCGTTACAAGCATGCTTAACATGTTTGGAAACTGTACAAGTTTCAATGGAAGCATAGACACTTGGGATGTAGGGTCTGTCCTGAAGTTTGAAGCGATGTTCACAAGTTGCACTGTCTTCGATGGGGATCTGTCCACTTGGGATACATCATCAGCAACGAGTATGAAGCAGATGTTCATATCGGCATCCACGTTCAATCAGGACATATCATCTTGGGTGGTCACAAGTGTTTCAAATTTTCAGGAGATGTTCAGAGGCGCAACACTCTTCAATCAGAATATAAGTGGATGGGGAACAGGAGCGGCAACTACAATGACAAGAATGTTCCAACTTGCGAAAGCCTTCAATCAGCCTATAGGATCTTGGGATACGAGTCTTGTTGTCAATGGAATGGTGTATATGTTCTTCGATGCGGATGCTTTCGATCAGGACATCAGTGCTTGGGATGTTAATCAGGTTTCTGCCTTTTTAGGGTTCATGCAAAATGCCACAGGACTGTCAACAGCGAATTACGATGCACTACTGATAGCTTATGATGCTCAGGGAGCAATGGCATATTCAGGAACAGTTAACTTTGGAGGAAGTAAATACACAAGCGGAGGAGCTGCGGAAGCAGCAAGAACAAGTCTCATCTCGAAGTGGGGTGGGATAACCGATGGAGGAGCAGCATAATGACAAATAAAGAATTTGATAATAGAGCAGGAGTAGATGGTTTTTGGATAGCAGACCAACAGAACGAGATATATCAATTGTCTATTGTGAACATCGGGCAACTCCATGAGACCAAACATCAGAACATAGACATTCACGGTATCTCAGGGATAAATGTAGGGTGGAACGATAGGTTGGATAATGTGTCCACTCTTCAAGAGCTTACATTGGAGGAGAACCCCGCAATGCCCGCTTTCCTAAGAACAAGGAGTGATGAGGTGGCGGATTATATAAACATAGAGAGTTCGGAACTAAGGACTTCTTTTGAAACATCTCCTCAAGCATGGTTGGATAACGTGCAGCCTGATGGTTACACTCCAAGAGAGATTGCAATGGCACTTTTAGTTTAAAAGACTACTAATGAATAAAGTAATGTCAAAGGAGCAAATAAGTAAAAGAATACTTGGTTTTATAAGTTTTACAATAGGATTAATTATGGCAGTTATCTCAGGTCTTGACTTTTATAATGTAGAACCGACTATTATTTTTGTGGTATTTGGATATAGTGCTACTCTTTTAGGGCTTGACACGTGGAAACATATAAAAACAGATAAACAGGAATAATGTGATGGAAGAACAACTGAATGATTTAAAGGTAGATGTCCGTGAAATACGCGAAGGACAAAAAGAGATAATGAATGCTCTAACAGGGAATGAAGAGTTAGGACATCGGGGGCTTGTTCAGAGAGTGGAGCATCATGCGAAATATATCGCAGATGATAAGCAATTCAAGCAGAAAGCGATAGGTATCATTGCAGGGATTCAAATTGCAGTAGGAGCACTTTTAGCTTTTTTAAAGATTAAATCATAATGACCGAGGCGGATATATCTAAACAGAGAACATTTCCAAACTGGTTAGTTGTGGCAATGATATCTCTTGCTGTAACATCTACAGTATTTGTTACAGGTGTGACATATCAGATAGATCAATTAGAAAAGAGAATTGAATACGTAAATGATAGACTATCCAGGAAGTTCAAACAATGAAAATTAAAAGACTGTATAGCTTTATATGTTTATAGCTATAAAAGCGATATAAAACTATTTAGTAAATTTGTAATCTAACTATAGAAGAACAATGTCAACTTTAACTGTAACTTTAAATCTTGTAAGCACAGATGCTACATCTGAAAATATGCTTATAAATCACACAGATAACCTTACAATAGGAAATCCTCTGATATCTACAGCTAAAGTGGCTGTATTGCATACGACTGTAACTACACTTATAGCTTCTACCATAGCGGATGTGAATTTTGTGTATTTACGTAATGTAGATGCTACTAATTTTATAGAAATTAAAACAGATGCGGGAGTAGATTTTGCAGCTTTATATCCAGGAGAGTTTGCATATTTTCCATTATCTGCCAGTACAGGATTAGAAATACAAGCAGACACAGCTACATGTATAGTCGAATATGGTTACTGGACACGATCTTAAAAATAAAGAAAAATGAGCGATACTAAAACAAGTTCTGCAGGAAAAGATAATAGAGTAGAGAAAGCTATTAAAAAACTTCATTCTGGAACACTCGGATGTTGTGGTGCTATATATATAGATGATACCAGCGTACATGCTGGTCCATATACTGCAGTTCAAGTTATTGGAACTGCGGATGCAGTTTTAGATGTATCTGCTATGTCTCCTACAAATGGAGATGTAGTATACGAAGATTTCGATGTAGATATAACAATTCCTAAAGGAAGTATTATATACGGAAAGTTTATAAACATAGCATTGGTAAGTGGGGCAGTTTTAGCGTATAAAGCGGGATAAAACAGTATGGCATGGGAAATATACAATAAGCCTGATGATATTCTTGCTTACGATAATGTAAACAATGATGTTTGCTATTACCCTAAAGTCAATACTAAAGTAAAAGGCTTCGAGGGAAGAGTGATATTACAATATAAAGGCGCAACAGTGGTAGATGCGGTATGGAATACTGAAGTAACTGTTCCAGCAGGTTCAGCAGATTTAAAAGAACTAGTAGAAACTATACATGGCTACTTGTAAAGATTATAGAATAGAGGACGGTGTATCCTACTTGCTTATAAATAATGCAACGGATAATATAGTGAATACCTATTCTTATAATGACACTATGAAGGTATACGCTAAAGATGGCATTCTTTATATTGAAAGTGAGGGACAACAGATATTATGTACAGATTATACATGTGTAACTGTTCCTACCTATACAGATGCTAAAGATCTTGTAGATCAGATCTATACATACATTTATAATGGTAATAATCCAGCAGAACCTTATGTACCAACAGTAAGTAACGCTTTAGATCCAACATTACTTGCAACGTTAACCCTTGTAGGTTTGGCAAAAGAACAAAACATGTTACTTAGAATAAACAATAAATATCTACGTAACATATTAGGAGATGAAATAATAGAATCTGACATTGAACAGTAAATACAAAATACAATGAAAATAGAAGACGGTAAAGGTAAAAATGGTGATATGTCAGTCTCTGCTGCACAACGAGGCAATGTATCTTCTAAAACGAAAAACAGATTATTCTACGTAAGTAGAGATAACGGATTGGCCTTCAATGCTATTATGCCATCATTTAGTGCAGCAGCAGGAGAATATGTGCTGTACCTCAAGAATACATCAGCAGATAAGAATTTAATGGTCAACCATGTAGAATTTCATTCAGTTGAAGCTGTACATTGGAAGGCGTGGAGAGTTGAAGGAACTGCGGCAGGAGGAACAGTTATCACTCCTTCAAATCTAAATCTTGGCTCAGGGAGGCAAGCAGAAGCAACTTGCATGGGTGGTGGAGCTACCATTACAGGGCTTACAGTTCACGAACAACTTGGGAGTCATAGAACTCAGGCCTTAGGTGCAGCGATGATGGATTTTGGGGGAGGTTTAATTATCCCGCCGAATAAAGCCATTATGCTTGAATACGATACAGGTACAACTGGATTATGCGAGATCGATATGGTGTTTCATTATGAGGAAGTAGGCTTTAGCTAATGGGTTTAGAGGTTACAATAAAGAATGGTAAAGGAGGAGACTACAAGTCAGAAATCACCAAAGACGGTGAAGACACTGTAATTGCTTCTCCTTGGCCTCCATTCAAACCTCAAAAGGTAAGACCCTTCAGACAGTATCTTACTACTGATGGTACAGCTTCGGGTTCTAATGATATGGGAGTTGATGGGAGTTCTACGAATGTAGACTTTTATATCCCAGCAGTTGAGAATTACGATAGGTATATAACTACGATAAACATACTTGTAGGGTACGGAGGAACAGCCAAACCATACTTGTTTGCAGATGGAGCAGCACTGGCGAATGGGTGTAGACTATTTTACGAGTCTATAAAAGGAGAAGTTGATATACATGATGCAATAAAGACCAATCAAGATATGTTCAGATTATCTTTTCAGATAATTCCTACAGCTTGGGAAGTACGCCATGTGAATGCAAATAACGATTATGGGTATATTATGTCAATGGACATGACCAAATTAGGTCTTCCATATGGAGTAAAAGTAGATGAAGGAACAGACCAGAAAGTGATTCTCAGAGTACGCGATGATGCAACCAATGCAGACTCGTTTAATATGATAGCGTACGGATTTGAGAGGTTTAAATAAAAGAATATAAAAAGTAACTAAATAATTAGTAGCTTTATAAAAATAATTAATAACTAAAAATAATAAAATTATGTCACAGAGATCACCATATAATGGAAACCCAAGTAAGAAGAAGGGCGGCTTTTACAGCTCAGGAATAAATGTTCTTCTAAACAGATTAGATAAGTTAGAGCACCAGGTATTTTGTTGCGGAGACGATACAGATGAAGTTATCGAGGTAACTGCAGCTACGTATATTATCGATTCCAATAAAGACGGGGCATTCTTCAATTTGAACCTGGCAGCAGGTATGACGGTAACATTACCAGAAGCAACTGCAGCTAATGTAGGTTTCAATTGTCGTATTGCTATTAAGACAACCTTTACAGGCACATTCACACTTGCAGCAGGACGTACTGCCGATCTCTTTGAGGGCGGAGTTACAATTCTTGATACTGATACTGCGGACGTGGTAGAGTGGTTTGCACCTGATATTTCAGATGATGATCAATTGGTCGCAGATGCTGATACTAAAGGGCGACTTGTTGGGGGATTCTTAGATATTAAGATAACTGCAGCAAATAGGATACATATTTCAGGAACGCTTCAAGGAGACGGAGTATTAGCTACACCATTCGCATAATGGATTAATTAAACCAATCGCATAACGCAGAAGTTTAATTAATTTATAAAGTATGGAAGTAAATATAAGATCACTAAAAGATTACTTGATTAAGAATGGTAAAGACCTTTCTTATAAAGATCTGGCCAACCAGTTTGGCATAGTAGATATAAACGGGCAAACGTGCCCAGAAAAAGTTAGAAGGATCTGGCGGAAGTTAAAAGTCGCCAGAATCCCTTCTACGTTACCGAAAGTAACCAAGGATGAAAATGGCAATAGTGTCATTGATTACTCGGCTGCTTCGATTACAAGTATAGAAGACCTGATTGATGTAGCAGGAATCAATATTGATTATTGGGACGTAAAATCATTCAGGGTTTCTTCTTGGCAGGATTTCAAGGATGATACGAAATATGCTGTAAGAGCTGTTTTTGATCAATCTGCAGAAGTTCGACAGAAAATACGGGAGGAGTTCATTGAAGAGGCACTTAAACATTCGCCTGAATATAAACCTGTAAAGTATCCAAAGCAAAGTAAGGATACAGAACCAGTAGTATATGAATTATGTTTACCTGATCTTCATATAGGGAAACTAGCAATGAAACAAGAGGTTGGAGAACCTTACAGTACAGATGTAGCAGTTATGTTATTTGAAAAGGCTATTGAGAAATTATTGATCTATTCGCAATTATTTGCAATAGATAGGATATTAGTACCGATAGGAAACGATATGCTGAATACAGATGGACTTGCCATGACAACAACCAAAGGGACACCCCAGCAGGATGATGTAGTATGGCAACAATCGTTTATAAAGTGCAGAGAAATGCTTGTTAAGGTAATAGATAGGCTAAGACTTGTAGCACCAGTTGATGTTCTGGTAATACCAGGAAATCATGATTATGAACGCACGTTCTACTTAGGAGACGCTCTTCAATGTTGGTATAACAACTGCAAAGAAGTTACAGTAGACAACTCAATGTCTCCACGTAAGTATTACCGCTATGGTACGAATCTATTAGGATTCACTCATGGCAATCAAGAAAAACATGCTGATCTTCCATTAATTATGGCAAGAGAACGATCTGAGGACTGGGCGGAAGCTAAGTTTACAGAATGGCATGTTGGACACTTCCACAAACGTAAATCAATGTCTTGGGTGGATATAGATGAAAATTTCGGAACAGTAGTAAGGGTACTTCCTTCTCTATGCGGAACAGATTCTTGGCACCACTCAAAAGGGTATGTAGGAAACATACGTGCAGGACAGGGATATTTTTGGGGAAAAGAAAGTGGTTATAAAGGACACTTTCAAGTAAATTTAAACGAAATAATAAAAGAAAAATAAAATGGCAAAAGGTGATAATACATTAAAATGTACGATTTCTTTTTCAAGTACTGACGTGCTTCCTTCGAATCTCTCTATGAGTAAGACCATGACACTTAGTGTGCCTGGTACTACTGCAGGAGACGTAGCGCAGTTACAGAATTACACAGTTCCTCAAGCTGCAGCAGGCAGTGGTGTTTTTGTACCACCCAATCTGGAGCCTAATGATCTCGTAGGTAGAGTATTCTACTTTGTGCAGAACACTGGAGCTACGTATGATCTTACTGTACGACATTTGGATGATTTTACTGCTACAGGCGGCGGATTAACTCCAGAACCGTTGGGAACACTGAAACCAGGAGAATTTGCTCTCTATAACTTCGATGATGGAGTTATGGATTCAGATGCTACTCGGGATCACTTGAGATTAGAATTAAGCTGCGCAACAGCAGCACAAACAACAACTGCTTCGGTCTTCTTCTGGTTGATGGACGCATAATACTAATAATATAAATAGATAGAGATGGCAACTATAAAAGTAAAGCTTACTGTCGATAGTACTGATGTACTACCGTATATACTAAAAATAAGTGAAACCAAGGATATAAGCACAGCTAGCGATGCAAACGCTAACGTAGCTCAGTCTGGTCAACTTGCTGTTAGTACTACTGCGATTACAATCAATACAGAGATCGATGGAGGTATAGACGATAGAGCCCTTGTATACGTAAAAAACACTGGAGCTATCGCGGGAGCGGCTGCTGCAGATGCGAACATAATCGTAAGCGATGAAGGTACAGCGATACTTGATATTGCTCCTGGTGAGTTCTGTTTTATGCCCTACAATGGAGGCGCCAATTCCACGTTGACAGTATCTACTGCATCGGGAACAGGCTATTGTAACTTCTTCATAGCAGAGTTAACATAATGGCGAGCTGCGAACACGGGTTTGAACCTTCGCATAGATGTATGTTATGTGAGAAAGCACGTACTGATGCGCAATTTGGTAAAACATATAGCGGAGAGGTAGCAGTGACTATGAAAGGTGTTAAGCGCGTTCATATTAATATGGACGCAGATGAAAAATTGGAACTTGCTGCTAAGGGGGAGGAGAAAGTAAGAAAGTATGTAGACGCAAGCTACAAGGAGCTTAAAGACGACATAGCAAAAACAGTAAAGAAAAAAGATGTCTAGATTCGTACGTTTTGAAGCTTCAAAGACTAAATTGTCAGGTAGTTCGTTTTCAATAACTTCTATTGATGATAGGGAAATAGCTCCAGAAACAGGAATTACTTCAACTACATATGGCGTAGTTACTATAACGGGAATAGATACTTCTTTTACTACAGAACTTGCTAACGGAGATGTTATTCAATTGTGTACAGATTCTACTCTATATGATGTATATTCGAGTATAAAAGTAGATCCACCTGCGCCAATGAAGCATAGTGCTCAATACGAGGTAGTTCTTGAAGAATTGGAGGTAATAGATCGAGCTTCTGATACTTCTATGACTGTTAAACCGTATACTCCTTATGACGAGGCATTTGATGCAATAGTGGATCGTATAGCAGAAAGTTATGTATCAGGAGTAGAAAAGACAGAAGATGTATATACTTCTGTAAGTTTTACTACTGTATACAAGAAAGCTTTAGTAAATTCTATTACTAGTGATTATGTAGTTAATATAGATGATATTAAGTACTTCCAAATTAATTCTGAGTGCGCTCAGAATATGGACTTGCTTCTAAATTCAGGAAACACTACGGCTACTACATTAGTTGTACATAACTGTTTTGATTATTTGAATTTTATACTTCAACCGCATACAGTAATAGAGACCGATAGGATACTGTTCGATTACGAAGATCCGAAACTTGTAGCCAGTACTACAGAAATTTATGAAAACTATAACTACGAGTATAGACCGAGGCGAAAAAGAGAGACAGATAAAGAAAGCGAAGCAGGAGAAAAAAGGTTAGAAGGTAGAGGACAGCTCCATAATTATAAAAAGAAAGGATAATGCTGATAGGAGAAGGTATAGCACGTATACGAGCTTTGTACAACAAAGGTGTAGCCTCAGATGACAGTGATCTCTCTGATCGTCATATTTATGCTAAAATGGTATCTGTACGTACACTGCTTGCAAAGCGTGAGATAGATAAGAAACGTCAGGTATCTGATTGGATAGTTCAGACTATAGGATGTTTAGAACTTATACCAATAGGTTCACGAGAATGCCCTTGTCCTGTTCCTCCTGGATGTAGGGCACTTCGATCAAAGGAAAAGCTACCAAAACCAATACAATCGTTCATAGGCCCTGAATTGGAGTTTGTGACAAATTTAGACGGTGATACAGTGTATTCTAAAACCAATGTCGTTAAAAGGCGATATAAATCTGGTAATAAGTATACTGCAGATGTACCTGATTACTTAATTAAGAACGAATACTTGTATCTTGTGCAAGCAGGAACACTTCTTAAATTCGTAACTGTAGGTGGTGTCTTTGAAGACCCGCTCGCAGTTAAACTAATAGAAGGATGTGGTTCTGGAGATTGTATAGAGCCTTACGAAGTAGAGTTCAAAATAGATCAACACTTAGTAGATGCTATGGTTCAGATGGCCTCTCAAGAATTAATACAGATTTTTAAAGTAATGCCTGGCGATGATGAAAATGACGCTAGGGAAGATAAGCAACGAGCACCAGCACAAAGAAAACAATAATGGCTGTAAAAAAGAACAGTAAGACTATTAAGGATGCATACAAAGAGTATGCTAAAGAGAATAAGAAGGATATAGATTTTAGTATAGACTATAAACTATACAGACAGATATGTTTAGGATTCAATGAATATATATCTGATAAAATACTTAATACCACCTATGAATTTAACTTATTCGGTGGGCTAGGTTCGATACGCATAAAGAAAATACCTGCGAGTAAGCAACGAAGGGTTGACTGGGCTACTACTAAGAAAAGTAATGTAAAGGTCTACCATCTAAACTTCCACACAGACGAGTTTTATTACAAATGGTTTTGGCATAAACATAAAGCTAGATTTAAAAACAAGAGCGCCTACTCATTCACACCGATACGAAAAAATAAAAGAACGCTGGCTAAATTGTTGAAAGACAATGCAGTAGAATATTTTAGATAAAACATTATGGCAACTACTAACGCACGAATCACACTATCAAGTTCAGATCTTGTCTCTGATGTAATGTCTATATCAAAGACATTCGAACTTAACGCTGCAGCATCAACTACAGGAGTAACACACACTACAGGACTGAGACGGCAAACAATGGCAAGTACTGCAGAGACTCTCCTTATAGATGGAGCGGATTATACTTCCGATACGTCTAATTGGCTTTTCTTTCATAATACATCTACAACCGCTACACGCTATGTAGAGATTACAATAGGAACTATAGCAGGCAGCTCTATTGTACTTGCACGAGTATATGATGGAGAGTGGGCATTTATTCCTTGGAATGGAACGGAAGATATTAATGTAGCGGTAAATAATGTTGATGTTATCATTGAGTGGGCACTAATACATGAATAAAAATGAGTCAGGTAAAGCTTACAAGTATAGAAAGAGTTTTAGCAGGTCTTTATAGAGATCTTAGTCCTTCTATTGAACTCAATGAGTCTGACATGGTTGAATGGGCTGGGGAAGCTCTAGAGTTTATAGGCGCATACACACAAATGGACGAGAAGGTCGAATACATACGTGTAGACGATTATAGAGCTCTTATTCCTTGTGGATTGCATAGAATAGTACAAATAGCATATAAATTTACAGAAGGCGCCCCTTCTACTACTTCTGCTCTTACTACCTGCGATTCGACTGCTACTACCTGTACTACAGGTGCATGCGTAAGCTGTGATACTGAAACATGTACTGATCTATGTACGCATACTTCGCAACTTATATCTAATGCTTCATTGTTTTTAGAATACTACAAACCAGGTGCATTTTCTCAGACTCCGTACTACTATAATAATTTTAGACCTTTACGCCTAGCAGGAAGTCACTTTTCCCAAGCTAAAGGGATGCACTGTGAAAATTGTGTTAATTTATCTTCTACATGTGAGCACGAATATTCAGTAGATCATCCATATTTACGTACAGACTTTAAAAGTGGGTATATATGTCTTGCTTTTGTAGGGCAGGCTCTAGATGAGCGCGGGTATCCTATGATACCTGATGAGGTCAGTTATATTGAAGCTATTAAGAAGTATATAATCTATAAGGTAAAATATGCAGAATTTCTTCAAGGATTACTTAATCCTACTATATTTGCCAAGCTAGAAGATGACTGGCATTGGTACTGTCAACAGGCAAGAGGTAAAGCTAATATGCCTAAAACTATAGATGAACTTGAGAACCTTAAACAGCAAAGAGTTAGGCTGATACCTCAGCAGAATAGCTACTACGGTTTCTTCGGGAACATGAGTTCCAGTGAACATCTTAACTTTAGTAATTCCATTATATAATGGCAGAGGAAGGTAAAAATAAAAAATCTACCCCTAAGGCTCCTGCTTCATTCAGCAAGGGGCTTTTTTTAGATGGAGTACCTAGCAACCAGCCAGAAGGAACTTATCGTTGGGCATTGAATGCCATAAATGAGAGTGAAGATGGAGACATGGGTACTATTGTCAATGAAGTGGGTAACTATGCGTGCGCGGATCTGGGAGATCCTAGATTTGCAGTTATAGGTAGTGTGTATATAAAAGACAATGATTTTGTATTATTCTTAGCACCTACTGACCCTACATTAGAAGGACAAGGTAAGATCCTTCGAGTAACAGATTGTAAAACAGAAGTATTAGTATATTCAAACTGTCTTGATTTTAGAATTCATAAGCAGATACAAGCTATTCAACGTACACGTAATGGCTGCGAAGTAAATATATATTTTACAGATAATTATAATGATATACGACATCTGAATACAGCTTCACTGGAAGATTACCTAAAACCAGGAGAGAAGAGGGGTGATGGGACGGATCCATCTGTTTGGGATTGTGAGAATATGAAACTCTGGCCCGATTATAATATACCTTGTATAAAATTCGAGAGTCTGCAAGAAGGAGGCGATCTACCTCCTGGAAGTTATCAAGTTGCTGTGCAGTACTTAGATGGGGATCTTAACTCTACAAATTGGACAACGCTTACGCACCCTGTACCTGTATACGATGACCGTGTGACCAACTCTGAATTACGTATTAAAGGTAATTCCCCTGGAGAGAAAACTGCAAAGTCTATCCGATTCCGTGTGACAGATATTGACGATTCGTTCTCTTATATACGTATGGCTGTTGTAGCTAATATAGATGGAACAGGAACTAATAGTGGAAGTGCTTATTTGCTAGATCCTTTACCTTTATTCAGTAACGAGGATAAGTTCATAGAAGTTACTACTATACGTACAGAAGACGAAGTTGTAGTTCCTATAGATGAAATAGTAATTCCTAGAAAGATATATCAAAAGGCTAAGACAATAGCACAGATCAAGAACAGACTTGTACTTGGTAACGTATCTGAAAATGAGATAAAACATGATCTATTTCAAAAGGCAGCCCAGGATATTCAAATAACTTACGCTACTACTACGGTATCAGCAGAAGATGCAAATAAAGATTCTGTACAGTCTGGAGAATATTATTTTACATATCGTACACATATGCGAGATGAAATTGCAGCACTTGCTGTGGTTTGGGTATTTAAAGACGGATCTGAGACATTTGGTTATCACATACCAGGTAGAAAGAAAAACGAAGGAGCAGACGGCGGAGCTCTTATACAAGAAGGAGACTATAATAATCCTATTGCGAATAATTATGTATCTGCAGTTAAAGCAGAGCATAATAGAGCACCAGCCTTGAACGGATGGGACACAAGTATAATAGTATCAAGTACAAATTATGCAGATACTAAAGATATAAATACTCACCATTACCTTAATAATACTATAGATGGTACTGGAGATATAGAAAGATGGGAAGTATACAATACTGCTATTAGAACACAACAGTACACGGACACTGCTGCTGGTAGCTATGTCACTAAAGGTGAGATGGCATATTACGAATGTAGGTCTGATAGATACCCAGACTCTAGAGATTGTAAAGGTCTTCCTGTATATCCTTACTCAAAAAGAAATCCAGCTACCAGTATACTTGATCCTATTACAGCAGTAGAGCAAGACTCTATTGACAATGCTTGGGAACAGATGCATAATGGAACAGGGAATGGGTTTTATTTCCAGCCTGTTACAAATTTAAAACTGGCTGCCTTTACTATGGATAAGGTCAGACATCATAAATTTCCAGATACCACACTTGAACCCCACCAGTACGGAGATAGGAATATAACCAATGGAAAGATAGATGAATTTTATAATATTCCTTCATATGTCTATGAAGCAAGCGGGCCCAAGACAGTATCTATGGGTTTTGAAGCTACAAACGTAAAGCCACCAGAAGAATACGCACATCTTGTGCAAGGATTCAAAATTGTACAGGCCAAACAAGAGATTAAGGATAAAACTGTAATAGATAAGGGAATTGCTTATTACAATCATTTTGCATTTAAGATGTTCCACGGTAAGAATTTACCTTCAGGACCTTTCTTTGGTGCGTGTACCTGGATGCAACAGGGTAATTATTTCAATAAACACATATCTTCTTTTGCTTGTGCGCATGGAGGGCATAGAGATGTTAATATAGCAGGCTTTGGAGATACTCCAGAAGTATCTCTTTTTGGAGGCGGAGATGACGGGCAAACTTCTATTGCAGGTCATTCTGTATATGATATAACTTTCGGATCTGGTAGTCTATTTGGATCTGGTAATCCTATTTCATCAGGATTCGTAGCGTCTTATGGTATAGGAGGAGGAGTAGGAAATACGGTAGGAGAAGCAGAAAGCTGCTTGAATTGTACAAATGAAAGTAAGAAAAAATCTGCATTGACCCATATGCTTGTTCAGAATAATCAATGGGACAAGTGGTTTAAAGGTCGTGATCCCCTTATAACAGTTGGTTTAGGACTTGGCACACTTCCTTCTGCATTGTATGCTCTTTCTCGACCAAGAGTTGCTTCTGACTGGTTTGAATTTGGCAACGGATATCCTTCTGCCGCATGGGGGTGGGGAAGACCTGCTCATCCTAACGATAGTTGTCCAGACGGAGACCAATCTCCAGAGGGAATCAATATAGGATATGATACAGATATTATTGTATATCCTAATGCAAGTATGTCCTATCATGGTCCACTTTCTAAATTTGGAACCATAGAAGGAGTTGACTATATTAAAGTAGAACGTGTCCTAATAGGATACACTTGGAATATAGTATGTAATACTGCTTGCTGTCATAATGATGGTATAGAGGGAGCACATAGACAATCTACGGACACTTATGTAGGATTAGGACTTACAGGACAAACAAACGAATATGACTCAAGTGATATTCCAAGTAACTATGATCTGCACAATGATAATACAGGAGGATCTGGGATCGGTAATCCCATTAATGGAAGAGACGATAACGGAACTACTTATATATATTCCAGAGCATCGTATCAGCATTCTGTAGTTCCATACAGTAATATCAATGATGGAGTCCGTACTATGTACGATATGGGGGCTACTCCCGATCCAGCAGGCATCGTGTCTACTGCTGAAGGTAATGGCCCTAAACCTAGAGATGCATGGAACAGTACAACATATCCTATATACGGATATCCATTATCTAATATAAGAGTAGATGATTTTGTTAAAGTGGAGGCATTCGAGAAGGTATTCTTAGAAACTTTTGGTGATGCTCCATTCGATAACAATACAGCTATGGAATGTATGCCTATTAGCTTTAAGTCTAAGGAGTATTCTGATAGGGAACAAGAATGGTTCAGAGTTCCTTATCCTGGTAATAATCCAGGATTCAATAATCATTTTACAGTTGCAGGCAATACTGTAAACAATGAATGGGGAGCTACTAATCAATTTCAATGTCCACTTGACTCTTCTTTTTCTTTATCTACATGTGATAGATTGGAAGATAACGTTTCAGGGGAATTTTGCGAATCGGATGACGGTACAAATAAACGAGGGCGTATCACTGCATATTATGTATCACTTAAAAAGAATGCATATAATGCCTATGGTAATGTATCCAGTTTGGTATATTTACCTACACATACATGTGTTATTAAGGTACAACAGAATAATCCGTATAAGTCTATAAATACAGGTCCTTTATTTGGTGGAAATTCTTTTGTATCTAGATTTGCTTTTAAGCATACACAATTTAATGCTAGATGTGCTAGAAGAGTAGTAAAAGCAGAAGATGCAGAGAGCGGCGGTGCAAAAAGCGACTGTACAGAAAGGAAACGATTCTGGTCACAAATGGGAGATTCATATGGAAATCCTAATGTTCTGTACGCAAGTGCTCCTCTTTATTTACCCCCACATCCTAATAAGACAGTTTATGAAGATGTACAGGGAAGGCACCAAAAGAGACACGGTATATTTAATCATATCTCTTGGTACTGGACAGAATCTTATATAAATACAGAGTTACGCTTGGGAACACAAGAACCAGGAAAATGGTTCTATCCTTATCACTTTGAAGGAGGAGCATCATACGGAGCTCTAAGTTTTGTAGATGAACCAGGTTATTTTAGATCAGGCTCACAAGAAGGGCCTACCTTTTTAAACGAAGACACGGAATCAGAAGGAGAGGACGCACAGACATTCAAAATGAATCCTGATTATAATGCGTATAATAACTCTAATATATACTCAGCCATTCCAATACAGTATGACTTCTGTAGCGAGTGTAAGGAAACCCATCCATATAGGATAGCATACTCGGAACAGTCTTTTCAAGAAGAGCAAAAAGATAATTATAAATATTTTCTTACAAATAACTATAGAGATATTCCTGCACACCGTGGAGTTGTGTGGAATATGTTCCAATATAGAAATAGTCTATTTGTAAATACAGAGGAATCATTATGGAGAGTTGAACCTGCACGTAACCTTCTCAATACCGATACCTCTACTGTATATATAGGCACGGGAGATTTCTTTAGTGAAGAGATCCAAGAGCTGGTAGAAGGAGATACGGGATTTTTAGGATCCCAATCTCAATGGGCAGTATTGATCAATGCGATGGGTGTCAGTTGGCCTGATGTTAGACATAAGAAGATATTCAATCTAGAGAAGTCTCCAAAAGACCTCTCTGCTATGGGAATTAAGAATTGGTCTCAAAAGAATATGGAACTGGGAATATATAACCAGTATCAAGAGATTTACGATGCTCCTTTTCCTTTAATAGATAATCCAGCAAATCCAGCAGGTGCAGGATATATAGCTGCATACGATGGGCGTCATAATAGGATGGTATTCACTAAACGTGATTATTTGTTGCGTGCGCCTTTTGATACAACAGATACGTCAAGTGCGTACTACCAGGCACTCAAGATAGGAGAGGACTCTGGAAGTTGGGAACTACACGGAGCAGGTGAAGACTGTCAATGTATAGAAGATGCAGAATTGAAAGCAGCATCTCCTTCTACATATGTAGTAACTGCGGAGACAGACGATGAGGGTAATACTGTATGTGCACATACCTATACAATAACAGAAGGGAGACCTATTGGTGTAGACGATGACATATACTTCTTCTATGGAATGCAGGGAATGACCTGGGAAACCGCAGAGTCTATAAATGCACAGGCACTTACATGGATAGAAGAGCAAAGAGCCGTAGGAGGCGTATTAGAACTTTGGGAAGGTAAAGATTTTCACGTTCCTTTAGGAATAACTACAGAGAAGGCATGGCTTGAATATATGAAACTGGCTATGGGAACTACTACATCACTTGCAGATATTGTAGCTGTCCCAGGCGGTAGTTCATTTATAATGAAGGATCCAGCATATTACGGAGAAGTATGGGGAACTTACGTATCGCCAGGAGCTTTAGCAGTGGTACTGCAGAATGATGCAAGTGTTAGATATCATGATGGGACATCGGTCCCCAATACAGTACCTACTGCAGAGTATACAGCAGATTTTGATTCATTTGTGCTTAAACATGCTTTTTATACTTCGGCAAACAGAAGATTTGAAGCTTTGATATACCCTGTACCAGAGACTACAACAGGTCTTACCCAAGCCAATAAACAATTCATTCAACATTTATTTGCAGCAGTTAATGGTCCAGAAACGTTATCTTCTGCTATTCATCCTGTGACGCTCCAACCCGATGAGGCTGGAAATTCAGCACAAGTTGGAGTACCAGCAGGAGAAATAATAGACCTTACTGCAGCTACAGTATCTACAGGATATACAGACGCAGGGTTGAGATCCTATGGAGTTAGTGCAGTATATGATAAAAGAAGTTCTACAGATTTTACTACTGGGGCATTTTTAAATGAAATTCAGGAATTCATTAGTACACTGGGTAATAAATTAATGAGTACCGACTATAAAGTAATTACTAAGTGTAAATACAATCTCTTAGGAAACAGTCAAACATGTATATCATGTATAGATGAAGATGTAGAAGTTACTATACCTCTTCAACTTAGACGCTTACACCATGATGATACTCCTATCCCAACATGGACAGGGAAGATGTCAGATATATTTGAGTGTAAGAGTTGGACAGTGAGTTATTCTATGATGGCAGGTTCTTGGGTAGCATGGCACTCTTATATGCCTAATTACTATGTATCATCTAAGGATTTCTTCCTGAGTGGAATGAATCAGGTACTACCAGAGCGTGCACAGCTTACTACTTGGAAACACGCAATAGCTCCTAAGCATGATAATTACCAATCATTTTACGGATGCATTCATCCGCACGCAATTGATATGGCAACAGGACTTGGGCCCTCTGCTGTAACAATAGCAGAGAATCTACAGTTTATGACAGATGCATCTATGTACAACGTAGATACAGAGCAATATGTAGACTCAAGATACATCACACATGATAGTGGGTATCTATATAACAGTTATCAGATAACAGACTATTTGAATTTTGTAGTAAAAGATACAGATATTCAAAATATGGCTGTGACCTCTATTACAGAGAACTATAATTCATGCATATTAGATAGAAAGGAAAGAACATGGAAGATGAATGGGTTCAGAGACCTTGCCATAGATAGACATATAGCTTCTCCTCCTTCTTTATTTACCTCTGCATGGTCAGATATCTCTGGAAGTTACTATACAGATAAAGTAATAAACCCTAATGCAGTGTCTCAAACTAAAGACTGGTTTGAGCAAGCACGCATGAGGGATAAGTATTTGGGTATTAGGTTGTTTTTTAGTAATTTAGCATCCCCTGGAAAGCACCGTCTTGTAACTAATTTCCTATACGGCATTAATCAGATAAGTCCTAGATAAGATGAAGCATTCAAAAAAACGTCAAAAGCAGTACAGTTACTTAGCTAAGACCTTTAAAAAAGAAAATAAGTATGATGAAGGTGGTCAGGTAACTGGGCGCTTTGATCAGTTTGTACGTGACGATACAGATAATAAGGGAGGAATACTAGAGCAGCTTATGGGTATGCTAGGAGGCGGTGGCAACGGAATAGCGGGTGCTATGCCACAAATGAATGGATTGAATCTCCCAGGAATGGGAGGAGGAGGTATGCAATTACCTGGCGGAATAGGTGGAGGCGGACTTGGTAACTTTAAGCTACCATTTGAGCAAGGTGGTAATATTCCTAAGTATGGGCTGGGAGAAGAAGTGGACTGTGTGTATGGAGGTTGTTTTCCTCCAACTTCTCCAGGAGGTACTCCAGGAGACAATCCCCCAGATGTAAGTGGTCAAGATGGTGGTATGGGAGGTATTATGGATATATTAGGTCCTATACTCGGTGGACTTGGACAAGGCGGTGGACAAAGTGGTGGAATGGGTCTTCCTGGTATGGGAGGGGGACAAGGAGGCAGTATGGGTAGTGGAATGATGGATAAGGTTCCAGGACCACATTCTATGATAGGACAATTGCCGCAGTTGATGCAAGGTCTTGGAGGAAGAAACAATAAAGCCAATGAGTTAGCTCGACAGAAAGATCTTACTCAACATTATATAGAAAAAGGAGTAAAAAATAATCAGCAGATGGGAGTACGCTCTGGGCCTCAGAGTAATCAGGTTGTACGTCAGGATATTAATCCTATGTTCAAATCTGTAGGTAATAATGAACAAAAAGAAAGAAGAGGAAATGGTATGATGGGTATGCTTTCCCAGATTCCTCAAATGCTGTCTGGAGGAATGGGAGGAATGATGGGAGGCGACAAAGGCGGAAAAGGTGGAGGCATGCAAATACCTGGCATGGACATGATAAGCGAACTCTTAGGAGGAATCATGGAAGACGGGGGACCAGTAACAGATTTCCAAAATACCAATCATCTGGAAGCACTTCAGATGCGAGACCGACAAATTGCACCAAATGCACCAGCAGGAGGTATGCAACAAGGGCCTGATGGTGGATTAATCATACCCGAAAACTTTGAAGGATATGCCAAACTACAGGGACCATCACATGATAATGGTGGAATGGCTGTAGTAACACCTGCAGAAGGACAAGGACAACAGGAAATAGAAGCAGAAGGTGGTGAAGGTATAGAGGTAGAAGGAGGAGAGACATTTATATATCCTAAAGGAAAACACACTAAACAGAAAGAAAGGCGAGAGAAAGAAGCTGCAAAGCTCGAAGAGAAGATGTTAGATCCAGATGTAAAGAGAGACCTCTTTGCTATGAATACTATTAGGAAGAGGCTTGGAGATCTGGAAACAGAAGAAAATGCACATAAGAATCAAATAGTAGAGGAGAAGAAAGCTAAAGAGCAGCAAGAACAAGTAGATCAGATTCAAATGGATGAGATGCTTCAGCAAGGTAAGCCTATCACTAAGAATGGATTCAAACGTGGTGGTAAGGTAGTACCATTGTCTCAAGGACATAAAAATAGCATTATGAACTATGCTGATGGAGCAAGTGTAATTACAGATCCATCAGAAGAATTTATTTCTTATGCTGAAGCCATAGGTAAAGATCCTAATGCACTATGGGCATCTATGTCGGAAGAACAACAAATGACTTGGAGTACGGGGCAAGCTGTACACGGTAGGGATATAGGATCTAGAACATCTTTTACTCCTATAGACCCTCGAAGTACTTCCAGTGTAGACACTCCAGCTATAGAGAAGATGCCATATGCTCCATTACCTAGTTTTATTCCAGGAACACTTAAAGATGCGGCTGCATTAGAAGGAAGTAAAATACGAGATATGGTACCAATGACTCCGAAAGGAATGTCTGGTGTGCCCTCTAAAAGTATACCAAAATCAGCTCCAGGCCCAAAAACACTTCCACCTGAGCTTACTATATCTGAACCTCCAACAAGAAGTAGACAGGAGGATATACTTGATATGTTTAAAGACATAGGTGGTCAGATGGGCAAAGGGCAAAGTAAACAGCCTCCAGGAGATCAATTTGGTATGGATATATTACAGAAGTTAGGCCCTGAACTTGCGGCTATAACTGAAGCTAATAGAGCCGCTACTCCAGCAGAACTGAATCATTTTAGGAACTTCGGGAAAAGAGCCGAAGGAACTGTAGACCAAGGATTAGATACTATAGAGGCTAAAAAGCAACAAGCATTATCTGCAATAGGTTCTGACCTTAAAGCACAGATATTAGGTAATCAAAGTGCATCTGCAGGAACACGTAATGCACAATTACAAAATGCGTATACTCAAAAACAAAAAGCAGACTTGAAGACCCAGTTAGGCTATGATCAAATGAGTATAGCTCAAAAGAATAAACTTGCACAGTTTCAGAATCAAAGTGAAGCCAGACAAATGCAAGGAGAGGACACAAAAGCTGTACGAACACTACAGAACCTCGATAACTATTATACTGCCTTAGGACAAAATGCAGTTACAACAGGTAAATTAGGATTGGACCAAGCTAAAGCTATGAACCAAGCCTTTACCAATACTCAATTATCCAATGCAGCCAATAGTGCAACTGGATTCGAAGAGACCAACGGCACCTTTACTAAGAAAGGCGAACAAGGAGATATGGTAAGTACATTAATGAATCTATTTAAGAATAAAGACGAAGTGGAAAAATCAAGATATGGGGGACCAATCCGAGGATATAGAAGAGGAGCATCAGTTGAAAATCTTAAGAAGAAAGGAAGATTTGGAGATACTGAACTTGTTCATGTTAATCAAGCAGAGAAGAACATGCTAAAGTCTATGGGAGGTTCTGGAACTACGAATCCCGATACAGGATTGCAGGAGTACTTTTGGCCACTTTTAGCTAAAGCGGCCCCTATTGTACTCGGAGCTCTTAGTGGCGGAGAAGGTGGTGGACTACTTGGTGGGTTACTTGGGGGTGGAGATAAAAAAGAAGAAGATGGTGGAGGTGGTGGAATAGGTGGTATGCTTAGTGGACTATTAGGTGGACTTATGGAAGACGGTGGAGAAGTTGGTGGCCAAGAACCAGAATCGTTAGCTACTTTACTTGCTAAAAGAAGACAAATGCCTCAAGGGTTCAATCAACCAATAGGACAACAGAACGACATACAAATGATATTGAGGAATATGCAACAAAATCCTAATCCTCAAGTACAAGAATACTTCTTAGGAGGTATGATTCAAAAACTACTAGGACAATAATTATGGGAAGATTCTATAAGACTACTTCGGTCCCTTCTGTCGATTATACATATAAGTATCCATTTGCAGAGCTACTTAGTGCGGCGAAATATAAGCAAGGGAGACAAGATAAAGCTGTTGAACAGTTGCAGACTGCTAAGGACGAATTATTCGATATAGATTACGTTCCAAATTCTGATGATGAAGTATATTTAAAGCAAAAACAGGCGGAATTCGATGAATACATGAAAACTGCGTCTGAACAGGATCTTAGTGGAAGTACAGGACGTCTTACAAAAGAAATAGGACGAATAGCCAGTGATCCAAGACTTGCTGATATTCAATATAATGCTGATTTTGCAGTAGCAGGAGAAAAGGCCAGACAAGCTAATATCTTAGCTGGTAAAAATGATCCTAGAACTAATAGAAACTTTGCAGAGGACGTTAATAATCTAGGTGGTACTGGAAGACTTTCAATAGGAAATATAGGTACAGTAACTTTAAATGATCCAGCAGAAGCGTATTTCGATGATGTACCAGATGAATCTGCAACGGATTTGAAGTTCTTACAAATGGTAGCAGCTCAAGGTGCAGCTAACTTCGCTCAAGATCCTAGAGTTGTACAAGCATTCTTTGATCAAGATGGAGATATAAACGATCCCGTTGCACTGGAGAAGTTTGCACACGATAAACTCCAAAACAAAGCTGTAGAGGTTTGGAACCTTAATCGCGGAACACAAGCAGAGACATTAGAAGAACAACAAGAAAAAGAGGCGGCAGCAGTAGCAGCGTCAAGAAGTTATACACACGAAACTATATATGAACCTTTGATATCAGGGGGAGAAACACATGTTACAGTGAGTCCAGAGTCCCTTGCTTTAGTACATGGAAAGCCTGAGAAAATAGACCATAATGGAGCTGATATCTTAATTACTCCTATGAATTTAGGTCAAGGATCAAAGGTATATATAGAACCTTTGTTAGAGGCTAATAATCTTCCTTATACCTTAAATGGAGAAACCTACCATGAAGGAGATGTAGGATACGATGCTAATAAAGCAAAATCACAACGATTAGCTGGAATGGAGCTTGAAGATTTCTATGATGATGCAGATGTTCGTACAGTAATGGAACTACTTGCAGATAAGGGAAATAAAACGGCTGCTGAGAAGCGACTTATAGCTCGTGTAAAAGAAGAAGCAAAGTATTTAGATTCTGGCATAGATCCTTTTGAAAACATAGAAGAAGGACGAAAAGCAGACTTCTATGAAACATATATAAAAGAAACTGATTTAACAGACGGACACGCAAAACTTATTCATAACTTTACAAGCTCTTTAGGAGGACATCGCATTAAAACTCAAATTCCAGATGTAAATAATACAACTATGATCAATGGGAAACTGTATACAAGGGCGAAAGTTCTTTTTACAGATACTGAAGCTACGGCTTTCTTTGGTGGAAGCAGTTCATGGCTTAAGCACAGTGATTGGGAAGATTTATTTTTAGAAGGAGACTGGAATCTAAGGTCTCTAGTTACCAGTACTCTTGGACTTGTTAAATCTGAAGGTAAAAGTGACGGTGAAGAGCTTTACTCTATGCAAATATTAGTTCCTAATGGAAGTGATCGAACAGCAAGAGAAGACAGAGACTTTAAACATTCTACCACTAAACAAAGAGACGCACGTAATATAGATGCAGTAGATAAAAGACAGGCAGAGCTCTTAAAACAGGCAGAATACAATGCAAAAATGGAGAGAATGGGTGTTGCTATAGAGCATGCAGCCTTTAAGAAAGCTAATAGACTGATGCCAAAAGGAGATAATGGTGAGGCAGTAAGTAATTATCATAATTCTGCACTTTTAGCACTGAAAAATTTAGAGTTAGACGGTAATGAAAAAGTAATAAAAAATAAGTTAAATATTACTGCATCCAGCGCACGAACTAAGAATCCTCAACTTGTTAAATCATTTAGTGAATTAACTACTGCAATAGAGCATTTTGGACGTAGAGCCGATCAGATCAGAAAATCAGACTGGCCTGCAGATGTTAAACAACAAGCTTTGGCCCAAGTACATGATAATTTTAGTGCGGCGATGGAAAAACAAGGACTTGCTTCCTTTGGAAGTGACGCTTTTGCAATCGATGACTTTGGATTAGATCTCAGTAAAGGAGACAATACTCCTATAGATGGTGCCACATATACAGCACAAATGGATAAGTGGGGTAAAGCTAATAATTTAACTAAAGTAGATAGTTCTGCCTATAAAACTCTTAATTGGGATAGTAACATAGCTACTCAAGGAGATATTAAAAGTGGTAAGGTAAGTGCTCCTTATGTATCAAATGAGGGAAAAGCTATACTTACTGCTGTAGACAGTTGGGCGCAAGCAAATGGAGTTCCCAGTATAAATGTCAATTCTATGGGAAGGCCAGAAGCACTTCAAAAGTTTCTTAAAAATACTGGAAGTCCTGCCGCAGTTAGTAGCAAACATAGAGTAGGATCAGCAATTGATTTTAATATAAAGGATCCAGCGTTAATTGCATCTATTAAAGCAGAATTAGAGCCTAAAGGGTATAAAGTTCTATCTCATGGAGGACATGTGCATATTGAACCTGCCTAAATTTAACTTATTATCTTTGTACGTATGAGCGCTAAACAACACAGGCCTATTGAAGAGTATGTAGAGCAGTTTGAAAATAAGGAAGTAGAGCAAAGCGAAAGCTTACGCTCTGAACTTCAGAATAAGCCTTTACAAAATAAGCAAGGCACAGCAACAACTCCAATCCCTCCAAATACTGAGCTTCCTTTTGAGAATCCCATAAATCCTTATGGACCAGAAGACCCACGTTCTTTCGAAGAGCAGGATGCTTATACAGCCGATAAAGCGGGGTATCTTCAGCAACGCTATAAATCAGAGTTACTTAAGTATATAAATAAAGGAGGAGAAGATAGAAAGCTTTTAAACAGTGATCCTCGTTTTAACCCTGAGGATGCACTGGTTGTAAGTACTAAAGAAGAGATCTTAGAAAAGAGTGGAATACGTAATGTATGGAATGCTCTTCAGCAGAATATAGATGCTATTCAGATAAGTGCTACTAAAGGAGAGATCCTTGAGGCTACTAATAGAAAGAACATAATCGAAGAAGATATTAAAAATTCAGGAGGAGTACCAACTGAAGATCAGCTCGATGCTTTACAAGAGATCGATGATGATATTGCTGATTATGAGCAAGATATAAAAGAAAACGAAATAGAACATAAGGCTGCATCTGACTATTTAGGAAAATATGGTCAACATAGGATTGATCAGGATGTAGCAAATCCAGGAGCTTGGCCTGACAGTTGGATGGAGCTTGCACACCATTTAGGTGGAACTATGTCTGAAATACAAGCAATGGGGGCGAGTATGGCTGCTCCTTATATTGCAGGAAAGGCTACAGCACTTGTAGGGGCTACAGTAGGACTTGGTGCGACTATATGGTCAGGACCAGGAGCTGCAGGTGGAGTAACAGTTGGAGGTACTATTGGATTCGCTGTAGGATTCGGCGGAGCACTTGCTGCACAGCTTTACTCTAGAAATAGAGAATCTTACGCAGAAATGCACGAAGCATTTGAATCTAAGATTGAGGGAGAGAAAAGAAAATACAGACTGCTTAATAATGGCAAGGAAATGCCAGAAGAAGAGTTAGCTGCTCTTGAAAAACAAACGATGTCTACTGTAGGGGCTGTGTATGACCTGAATCAAAATCTATTTGCCACAGATGTGATTGAAGCAGGTATAGGGTTCTTACCTTGGAGTAAGTTTAAAAACTTCTTACCTACAGGTAAATGGGGAAGAAGAGCTGCTTATGCAGGTGCAGGAGCTGGTGGTGTAGGTGTAGGAGCTTATTGGGAAGGAAGAGAAGAAGGAGACCAGTTCTTAATTAAGAATGGTTATCTAAGAGGAGACTATGATGATTTAGAAAGACTCGAATCTATTGTAAACAGTATGGGACTGGCTGCAGAAACTACTGGAGGGATGGTCAATAACTCTATTAATAGGATTTTAGACTATAGAGTTGCAGGAGGACGCACGGAATCCAAAGAGTTTAAAGCCTCTGTTGATGCAGGAGTAATGCTTGGTGGTGTCATGGGAGGTACCAGAACAGTAGGAGAATTAGGCATAAGAACTGCACAGAAGGTAGTAGATAATCAAATGTATGGTTCAGATGCAGAAGATTTTGTAGAGCAGGTATACGATAGGTATATGGATGCAGAGCATAATAAGGCAATGTCTGAATGGCTTTTCACTAAACTTCAAGAGAAAGGTGGAGCTAAAAAGCTTAATAAGTTACTCAATAAGATTGAGAAGAGTTTTCCTGATATTGCAGAGAAGATGGATATGCCTAAAGCCAGAGAAATGGTTCTCGTTGCATCCGCAATCCATAGTAATGTAAATCAAGAGAAGTTCAAATCGTTAAGCGTAGAAGATAAAAGCACAGCATTTAGGGCCCTTATCAGTAACTACTCTACAGGGGAAAGATTAGCAGAGGATATTTCCAATGCAGAGTCAGAAATTCAAAAAGTTATTGCAGGTCTTCCAGCTCCTACAACGGAGAAGGAACAGGGAATGTCTGAACTTATAGCTCTAAAGGCAGAATTGAATGTAGCCAGAGCAAAGCTTAAGCGTATTAAGGCTCTTCCTGGGACTACAGATATGCGTCTTGCTGCTATTAATAAGATACAGGAGGATTACTATACAAAAATATTAAAGGGAACAAAAGCTACAGAGCACAAAGAAGCTGTACCAGGACTTGAAAAGCAGTACAAAACTATGCTGGAACAGCATGGACATACAACGACCAAAAGTATTCCTCTAAATAAAGATCTACAGGATCTTAATAATACCGCATTTGCAGCCAAAGCATCTAAACGGGAAAATGATGTAACCAGAGAGTTGATACAAAGTGCGTCAAATGGAGAAACGCTCATGGCAAATCCATTTATACAGGATTTTGGTAAAACTTTAGAGAGACCAGAGGTAAAGGAAAAAGAACCTACTATTGCTAAGCAAAATCAAGAAGGTTTAGAAGAAAATGCTTTGGTAGAATATAAAGATTCCAATGGGCAAGCACAACATGGAAATCTTAGAATAACCACAGATCAAGAAGGGAATGCTACATATGGAGTATGGAATGGTGAAATAGAGGTACCAGTAGAAAGAGATAATATTACACTTATAGTACCAATTGAGGAAGTTAAAGCTGAAAATGCTACTTCTCATGGAAAGCAACAGAATGCTAAAAATGAGAAGAAAGAGCAAGAAGCGGAAAAGGCTAAAAAGGCTAAGGAGGAGGAGGAGGAAGGGTCCGATGATGTAGATGATCTATTTTCTAAATTTGACGAACCTGTAGTACCTGTAATACCTGTAGTAGATGATGCTCTATTCGAAAACGCAGAAGAAACTGCTGAGGAACATGCGCCAGAAGAAACAGGAGAAGTAAAAGCAGACGTGGGGCCTGAAGTAGTTGTAGAACCTGAAGTAGTTCCAACTGTAAACACTTCATTTGAAAATGCAGAAAAGGTAGAACACGATAACCAAGATGGAAATTCAGGTCCTAAAACAGAAGAAAATACAACTGAAGAAGAAGCAGTTGAGCCCGAACCAAGTTTTACAGATGCTAAAAAGCCTATATCCTTAATAGGATCTATAAGGAATGGAATACACATAACGGATCTCTTTCTTAAGTATATAAATTCTCTTCCCTCTATATTTTTTGAAAATAAAGAGGTTAGATACGAAATAGATTTCGATTCAAAGTATTGGTACGCAAGCTCTATAATAAAAGATAAGTATAGAAATAAAATTACACCTCCTAAAGATGCTCCAGTCGGAGATCTTGCAAAGCTTCATATAAACGTATGGATAAAGGATCCGAAAACAGGAGTTGAATACAGTGTAAATTTGCAGAGCGGGCTCACAGGAGATCAGAGTAATAAAGAGGCTACTGCGCTCCTTAGACGTAAAATATACAAGCAGTATGTTGCAGGAGAACCTGCATTTGGTACTATATCCAAATATCAAGAAGTAAGGGCATTTTGGAACGAGCTTCGTAGTAGGGATGGAGTAAAGGAAAATATAGGGGAGCACTTCTCTATTAAATCTTTATTCCCAGATGGTCCAGTAGTATTAGGAGTTAAGAATGACTTTGAAATTACTGGAGGAGGTACGACTGTAGGATTTGATACAGGTACAAAGGCTAATAATGGTGTAGTCTATGCGATGGTAGTTGATCCTGCTACAGAAGAGCCGCAAAGTGTTAAGCTTAATCAAAGAGGGCTTAATGAGAATGAGGTTTTTGATCTATTGGATATACTTGAATTTTATAAAAAGGCAAGAAGTAAGTCTTCGAGGTACTGGCGAAATGAAATAGATACAGGGTTGTCAATTCTGCAATACCTTGAAATGCTTACATATTCTTTCGAGTCTAGAGAGTATGCAAAACAGCACTATACTCTTGGAGCAGGAAAAGGGTTTTCTCCGTTCATAAATACTGCTCTCGTGATAGAAGAAAATCAAGCATATTTTTATGACGGTGAGGCTGGAGACTTTGTACAACTTACGGAAAGTACCAAAGAGCAGTTCATAGCGTGGGCTTTAGCGAACAAAAAACGTCAGGTACATTCAACAGCATTAAATAAATCGATATTTGATATATTCACTTCGGAAACAATGTCCCTTAAGAAACGGGGTTCTATTGTATTTCAAGGGGTTACATACCTTGAAGATGAGTATGATAAGTATAATGAGCATTTTCTAACAGAAAACAATTCTGAGGATGTAGATATGCATGTTATGCGTACAGACACTAAATTAGACGATCAACTTAGACCAAAACACCTTGTACATTCAGCAAGTAAGTTTATATTTAATACTGAAGTGCATAATAAGAGTAGGGAAGAAAAGGAAGAAAAAAAGAAAGAAGATACTAAAACTGCAGCAAAAAAAGAAACCACAAACGAGGGTCATAACTTCCAGTTTGGCGATGACATGGAAAACCTTTCTATGGAAGTAGAGGTAGGGGACGACACTTCGGAAAAAGCTCCTAAAGAGAAATTCAACGAGATTAAAGCTCGGGCATACTTAAAGAGAGTACTTGGAGATACTGTTCCTGTTAATATTCAAAAGAGCCTGATAAGCTTAGGACGAAAAGGTGCATATGCATACGGTGTATTTAGAAAGGGTATGATTACTTTATCTGAACAGGCTGTACATGGCGCAGAGTACCACGAAGCCTATCATGCTGTTGAAGAATTATGGCTTGCACCAGAGCAACGTAGAGGATTAGATATTCAGACCAGGCAGCAATTTGGTGTTCCTACCAAAGCCATGATCAAAGAGATTCAATCTAAACATAAGGATATTACCGAAGAAGTAGCAGAGGCTATCTATTATTCTGAAATACGTGCTGAAGAGTATAGATATTGGGAAACTACAGGTGAAACTGCAGGAGTAGGAGAGAAGGTAATACGATGGTTTAAGTATATCAAGGCTTTAGTCGGATATATGATGAATCCTAAAACCCGTATGCACACAGACTTACTGTTCTACCGTATGTCTGCAGGGTATTACGCTAATACTAAGCCTATATCGGCTAAAGTAGAAGCGTGGCGCAGTGGAAAAGGTTTACATGCTTTAGCAATGGAGAGGCTTCCCTTAGACCCCCGTACAGTAGAGCAGACAGTTAATATTACTTTACACCACTATATAGATAACGCAGGAGGAATAGGAGGAGTTCATAATATCAAGGATATAGAGAGTTTTGAAGCTAATGCGAAAGAGAGTAAGAAATTACATGCTTTCTTTAAAGCATATTTAGAATTTAAGGTCAAAAGGGCAGAAACTATAGAAAATGAAAAGCCCTTTTTGAATGCGAGAAAACTACTACTAAGAGAAGTAGATGTCCTTGTTGAACATGCAGAACTTAGATTACAACAATTAGGAATCAGAGAAAACGAAGAAACGAGAAAGGATAACGCTGATGTCTTGGCTGCATCTAAATCTCCGTTTGAGACCAGTGGTAAGCAAAATGCTACTACTACTACCAGGGTATTCTTTAGCTTTTTACCGCTATTTGATAAGAACGGTGAACTAGTTACGAATGTAGACACGGGATTGCCTGTAATGGCTAATCCTGGGCATATGTGGAACACAGTTGAGGCTTTATTAGCTGATACTGTTACATATACCAATGAACAAGGTAAAACTATATCTTCTTACGATCAGATGATGGTCAAATTAGAGACTTTATCGGTTTCAGATAGAACATTTGAGAGTTTATATACTCGTGTAAAAGCGTTACCTATAAATGAAAGGACACAGTTCTTTAATGCTATGAGTAAATCAAATAGCAATTTCTTAACTGTTCTGTATCAGAATTTAGTTTACGAAGTAAAAGGACAGGTACAGAAGAGCTTACTATATAAGTTTATAGACCCTCAACAGCAAGGTAAAGCATATCGTATTCGAGATAGATGGTTTGAGAATCATAAGGAGTTGCCCTTATATAGCAAAAAAGAGGATAAAGAGGGGAATCTTGTAATTACAGCTAATAAAGACGTAGCCGCACGTAACAGTGCTATGTGGTTACAAGTTATGCTCGATTTACGTAATGAAGGTCTTACAGCGTCTACTTCTCATACTACACGTATATTTTTAGAGCACTTAGGAATAGAAATGAGCGAAGAGGGATTAGAACAGGCATTTAACCTGATTTCTCCAGAATTTAAAACTGCTCGTAGGATATTTATAGGTGGCATGTCAAAACTTATGGGAACAGGTTCTACATATTCTATGGGTACTTTGGCAGGAAAGGGAAAAAATAAAGGAAATGTAGCTGTAGATTTCGTAGAAAATCATATGCTTAAAGAGAGTTTTGTAATGAAACTTGCTGCAGGAGAGGCAGTTGTAACAGAAGATTTTGGTCAAACTACTATCCTGGGTCCAGAAGGTAAAACTTACTGGATATACTCACTGAATAATTTCTTCAAGAAGCGTACATTACAAATGAACAGGTCTTCTTATTATGCAGATGAGTTATTAAAAAGTCCATATCATGGTCAATCGCAATTACTGAAGCAGTTGAAAAAAGGTAAAAAGTTAGTATATAAAACTTTCAATACCTACAAGAAACAGGGAGGAAACGATCACGGAACAGACTATAAAGGTTTGAACCCCGCAGACGAATACACACTTCGAGTAAATATGACTTTAAAGCATACTTACAGCCCTGCAACTATGGCAGATAAAGGAGTTTGGATGCTATATAAAGGAGTAGAATATTTAACTCCTTCGGATATTAATATGATAGAGTATAATAAAAAAACAGATACTTATATTATACCTCCTCATATACTTAAGATATTTAGTACCTATGCTGTTACCGAAATGGCAGCTATATATCAAGCTGATTTACAACTGTTCGGAAAACACGCACTTACCGATTCGCAACTTATAGAAAATTATCACTATAAGGGAGAGGATAAGAAGACAGGAAAGCTTTTACGTGAAAATGCAAACGGCACTAAATTCGTAACATTTCCTTCTTTTAATGATGAGGAGTTTTTACAAAAGATCGGGTTTAAGGTTGGAAAGACCATAGTTCATCCTGTAATTAAGGATCTTCTTGAAAAGCCAGCATTCGTGTCTAAGATGACAGATATCATAAATGATAGAATCAGAGCAGAAGTAGGAACAGCATTAAGGTATTCTACAATACAAACTAATCCGAATGGCGGACTTAAGAATCATGCTATAGCTACAAAAACATTCAGTGCATTCAGTACCCTCGATGGGCAAACAGTAAACGAAGCAGGAGAAATAGTGCACTCTGCGGATGTAAGAACCAGACGCGCAATAGCTGCATTTGGTCTTAATAGCATTATTTCTAATTTAGAGGCAATGCAAGTATATGCAGGTAATCCTGCTTTCTATTTTAATATGGATGAGCTCTCTAAGAGAATGCCATCTCTTATTGCACCAGGTCAGGATCTAAATTTAGCTGTCGGAGAAGAGTTCTTCAAAATGGCAGTTTTACGGGATATAGAAGAACCAAGTGCATATTTTGGAGAGTACTTAGCTAGCTATAAAGCCGCAAATAAAAAGCATGGATGGGGATTCTCAGAAGCAGATATTAAACGCATTCTTAAACCTTATAGTAAGGTAAACCAAGCTGATGGGCAGGGCTATATATCACTTGAGCGTTGGGCATTCATTATGAAAAGGTTAGGCCGTTGGGACAATAGTAAAATAGATGAGATCTATAAAAGATTACTTGCAGGAGCAGGAACAGCAAAGGATATGAAATTTATAGCTGCAATGCCTTTAAAAGGTATGCATTATGAATTACGTCCTTATAAAGGACTTATGGTTCCTACGTATATAAAGTATTCCCAAGCAGTATTATTTCCACAAGTTGTAAAGGGTACAGATAAGTTAGAAACTCTGTATGCTACAATGACAGATAAAACTAATCCTATCGATGAGGTGATCTTCGAATCAGGTATTAAAGTCGGCGCCCAATCTCCTAAGCATTTTACAGGTGAAGGAAAACTGAAGCTTAATGTAATGACTCTTCGTAATGAGTATTGGAAGCTTCAGCAGGACTTGCGTCCTCACACAGCTTCTGAGTCTCTTGAGGGGTCTCAGGTTAAACGTAATCTACTTGCTAATATTAGGATAAATGCACAGTATACTTTAGATGGAAAAAAAGTTACGGGTCAAAATCTAATTAAACAGGCACATGATATAGACAGAGAACTGTCGAATATGGGCAAGGATAAACTTTATGAAGAATTTGGTATAACTACTAATGATGAAGGTGATCCACAGATTACAGATTACACTAAATTACATGAGTTAATCTATAAAGAGTTCAGTAAGAAAGAATCAACTCCCAGAAAGCTGTTAGATTCATTGGAACTTAGAGCAGATAAGAGAGGATTCTTACGCCCTCTTCACTCTCATCCATATGCAGATAAGATCGACCAATTAATTGGATCTATCATTACAGCACGTACTGTAAAGCTTAAAATGCCAGGTGGCTCGTATATTCAGTTGAGTAACTTCGGATTTAAGCGTACTAAACGCTGGTCAAGTCTTACTGATGCAGAAAAGGCAGAGATAGAAATGGTTACTAATCCTAACGATTTGAAACCTGGTATATCTGAAGTTAATAAGGGCGGCGAATTTGTTAAGTTCTCTCGGGCCCAAATTATGCTTCCTTCTTGGTTTAGAGATCTTATTCCTAATTACGAAAAGATGTCGTCTGCAGAGATTCAGAAATATATCTCTGATAAGCGATTACTTAGAGGTATAGCATATAGAATACCAAATCAAGGTATGAGCTCTATCGATGCATTTGAAGTTGTAGGGTTTTTACCGAAATCTATGGGAGATGCGGTAGTAGCATACGATGATATCACAGCTAAGACAGGTTCGGATTTCGACATCGATAAGATGTTCATTATGCTTCCTAATTTTGGAGTGGATAAAAATTCAGGTAAACCTTATTATATAGAATATAAGGAATCTATGAAAGGTCCTATATTACCTCCAACAGAAAAGCAAATAGAAGCGATACAAGAAAAGAATAAAAAAGGAACGACTTCAAAAGAAAAGGCTACAGAGATATACTATTCGAAAAAAAGAGCAATTCGTAAGAAAGCACTTCAAAATAGAAAACTTGAGATATACGATGCTGTTATAAGTGATCCTAAAACATATATAGACCTAATTACTCCTTTGGATTCCATTGGAGTAAAATTCAGAGCTGCAAAAGTTAGATTCTTTGAGAATTATACTACAGTTTTTGATCACAAAATGCGTGCAAGGGGTGAAGCGCTTATTGCTGCAGATAAACTTGAAGATTTTATAAAGTTTGTGACAGACGCCATGTCTGTCAAAGGAGATCTTGAGTGGTTTTCAGCTTCGTTTCAAGTAGATGTAAAGCAGCAATTTGTAGGAGGTAAAACAGGAGTAGCACTTACTGCACGTCAATTGGTTGACCATGCGATTTCTCAGTTCTCTCTTTCAGATAACGTGAGCGAAGAATCTCCATTGTATTTTTCAGAAAATTTAGGAATTGGTAATAAAACCAAATCAGGATTCTCTGATCTTTCTCAAATTTACAATACTGCAAAAGGTACGATCACTAATATCATTTCAGGTAGACTTAATGCATATGTGGATATAGCAAAAGATCCTTATATCTTTTATCTAAACAATAATGAGTTCACAGCAAATACTGTATTTCTGTTAGATCGCCTCGGGGCGAACCCAGAATGGACTGATATGTTCATGTCTCAGCCTATACTTAAAGAATGGGTAGAATATGCTCAATACACACGTGCGGGTAATACTAAACGGATATGGGATGAAAAAACTAAAAAGACTTTAACAGATAAGGAAGCAGTACTTCGTGATTATAAGAAGAAGTATATAGAGACAATGGAGGGAGAGGGTATGTCGTATATAAACGCAGAGAAAGCATTTAAAGATGAAATAAAGAATATAAATTCTAAATTTGGAAGTAACACATTAAAACTTGATAACCTTTTAAATATATCTACATTAGAAGAAGGGATCAAGAATAAAGAAGCTACTGATATTGAGCATATTATACATCAACTTACTGTAGTGGAAACATTTTTTCACTTACGCCAACGGGCATCAGTACTTAGTTCTGCAATTGGAGCATCTAAACAAGATGTGGAGGGTGCAGGTGGAGGAATGGTAAACTCATTGGTCTCTGAACGTAAACTTAGTGATGCATTACAAGATACAGGATTACGGGGTATAGCAGCTAGATTTGAAAACACAATGCTTGCTAAATATAGAGATAACTCTACATCTTTAATGCTCTCGTTATTTAAAGACTCTTTTAATATTGGAAGTGCTGGATTTGGATCAGCATTATGGCAGATAGAAGAAATGTCCAATAATGAGTATTTCAGTAAAAATCCAGAAAAGCTAAGAAGGGCCTATAGAGATTTATACAGTATGTATCTTGCTAAGAAGGCAAAAAGTCTTACACAAGAGAAATTCCAGGAACTTGTAATAAGTGATAACAATATTGTGAATCAGCTTGCATTCTGGCAGACTTCTAGTAAGTCTCCTATAAAAGAAAACAGACTTATTAAATATTTACTTGCATCTAAAGGTAATATCTCTAATATTAAGGATGAAATAGGAAGTATAACTGTTCCAAATACACAAGAAAAAGACGGAGTAAGTAAAGACCTTCTTACAGAAGCTTGGGAACAACTCTACTTACATGAAGATAAAAAAGTACAAGCATTTGCTAAAGATTTAGCTCTATATTCCTTTATTGTAAGTGGGTATACAAATAAACTCTTTAGTTTTCATGAACTAATGCCCCTTTCATTAGAGGATGAATTATTTGACCGATTTAATGAAGAAGCAAACACAATTGAGGTATCAGACGGCAAAGGAGGTAGTGCTGTAGTTTCAGATACTACTGACCCAGGGTTATTTTCAAGAGCAGAATTAGATATCTTCTTTAGAAATAATTCACATAATACAGATTTAGTACCTGAAATATCCGATAAATTTGCAGAAAAAGTTACTAGTGAGTTAGGACTTGAGGTCTACGGATTTGCTACAGGAGATACGTCTCTTGTTAAAACAGAATTGATAGATGGAAGAGAAGAGGTTACTCGTGTTACCAAGTATGTAACAGTGAATGAAAGATTATACAGACATGCAGGATGGAATTCAAAGCAGCTCCCTGTATATGTTGTAGTAAACAAGTTAGGAAAAAACGATAGAGGTAAAACCTTATTTGAGCCTTTCTTAAGAGAGGGAAAAGGATCTAATATAAATACTAATAATATTATTCTTTTAGATAAAGCACTACAAAAAAATGTTATTGTAGGTACAACCTTTGCTACTAAAAAACTTAAAGAAGCGGGCATATTAGTAGAAGTGGAGTTATCTACATCTCCAAATGAGACTACAGATGTGAATACACTTTTTCATTTAGAAGAAAACTCATTTCTTAATGAAGTAGAACGAGCTGCAACTCTTATGGAGAATGCTGCAGACTTACAATCGGTATTTGATGGTAAAGAATTAAAACCCAGCGATAAGGAATTTTTAGCTGAAAATGGATTCAGTCAAGATGAAATTGATATAATTGAGCGTTGGCTGCAACGTAATGCTCTTATATACAAAGGCAAACCTTTTAATGTACTTATGGCATATAGATTCAGTTCGTTATTAGAAGGACATAAGGATATAGTTGCTAAAATGCAGACTTTAGGAGAGAAAGCAGATAAAAAATTAGATAATTATTTAGCAGACTTTTTAGAAGAATATGGAGTAATTGTTACAGAACGTTCTATGCAGGATATGGAAGAGCGGTATGGAGAAGGAGTTTTAGGTGTAGCACACACACTTCGTAAAGTTATAGATATAGCTAAAGAAGATAGAACTAAGATGGTAATGCCTGAAGAGTTCAGTCATATGCTTGTAGACCTTGTAGGCGTTAAGAGTGATCTGATTAAACCTCTTATGCAGAATATAACGTCTTGGGGCAAATTTGGAGCCATTAAGCGTGCTTATGCAAAAAACAGGCTATATCAAAATATAGATGGTTCTCCTAATATGGAGAAAATAAAAAAAGAAGCTATTGGGCAGATAATAGGTGAGGCGATTATTTACGCTAATGAAAAACGAGTTCCAAAAGGTAAATTTCTTAAATTAGCTTATGAGGCGTATGAAGCTATACTTAAAATAGCAAAATCCATAGCAAGTATCCCAGTAGAAATTATGGCAGATGAGATTGCACAGCAAGTTCTTTCTGGGGATAAAAAATTCATGGAAACATATGGAAGGGCTAAGGATAAAAACTTTACACTTAAAACTTTTGAAGAAGGAGCCACTAAATTTCCAAAAGCATTTGAAGTGATGGAAACGGCAATTAGTAAATTAAATGCCGTACTCGTAGGATCCCTTGCTCTAAGAAGTCAGGGAAATGTATATAGGGATAAAGCTGAAACCTTACATGATCTGGATTTCGTTATTCCTGAAAGTAAGAGACATTTTGATACCATTCAAGAAGTTGTACAGTGGTTAGAGACCGATGTTAAAAAGGAAATTCCTAATTTTATACCTATATATGTATTTAGACCTGAAAAGGATGAAAAAATAGTTGTAAATGCAATTATTACTACTCATCCTCATCTTGTAGAAAAGTTTGTGAGCCTAAAAGGTAACTTTAATAAACGCTTAGATAAATTTACTAAAGAGGAACAGTCGCAGATGTTATTAATTGATTTCTTTTTAAATACAGAACATGAAGTGGTAACAGAACAAGGACATGCTTCTTGGGTATCTATATTTGAAGCAAAGTTTTCAGATGCACTATCGCGGGATAAAGATTACTATGACCATAGAAACTTTATACCTCATGATAATGAAAACAGAGAGTTTTCACCTGCACAAGAAAGCGATTTTGTATTTTTGCACTTCACTGTTCCTCAGATCTTTGCAATTGGTAACAAATATTTAAACAAGGGTACATTAGGAAAAGGAAAAGATAAGAAGCTACAAAAAAAAGGTAAATACTTTTATGGATTTAAACACGACCATGCAAAAAGTGCTAATTATATAGGACATATAAACAATACAGTATTTAATAAGAGCCCTGTGTTAAAACTCGTTAGAACAGAAAGAGGAATGAGGGCCCAAATTAGACCTGAAAAATATATAAGTAAGGACGACCTTAATGACGATCCGCATACTAAAGATAACTGTAAATGAGCACATGTAAAGTTTTTAAAGTAGACAAAGCAGGTAAAGAAATTCCCAGCAAGCTCTACGAAAAATTAGAGGAACAGTTTGGGGATCAACGATACGATAAGCCTGATGGAACCCAGGGGGAACTTATTAAAGACAGCCTCTGGGAATTAGCACGCAGTCAAGAGTTTACGAATACGTATGGTAATTGGAAAATCTTACCCGCTAATGAATACAGGCTTGTAAATAAATTAGATACACCTCAAGAATCTCCTAGATTGTATAACCTTGGAGACGATGAGAACGGACAGATCATATATGGAGAGCCGTATATGGCAGATGTTTGGTCTTTTGCCAGTGGTAAAATACTTGCTACTAAACCTTGGAATACCAGTCAATTTAAAGCTACATCTTCTATAAAAGTTGCAATACTACGTAAAGCAGCAAGTGCTTTGGAAAAGAGAATAAAGACACTCTCTCGCCAAAAATCAAAGGAACTGCTTAGTGGGCAGCTAAAAGCTCAAAAAAAGGATTTAGAAAAGGAATTAGATTCAATAGGAGAGGCAGTACAAGATGAAAGGCTATTGAACTATGCAGCAAATGCAATGGAACAAACTGCAGCTATTCTTGAAGAAATGGATATGCTAATTCTTAACATGGGTGTAGCAGAAGATGAAGGAACTAAAAAACTTACTGCAGCCGCAGCTCAGGATATTTATTATTATATCACAGCATTTAGTGACATCGACTCAACTCTTGCACAAATTCAAGAGGGTAAATTAATAGTACCCGATAAAGTAAGAATGCATCTACAAACTGCAAGTGATGTTCATAAGGAAATTGCTGCTAAGTATGAACGCTATGCTAAAGACTATGTAGTAAATAAGTTTTCTACAGGTGGAGATATGATGAAAGCGTGGGCAGAAACCTCTTATGGTAAAGAGTTCGCACAGCTTAATAAGAAGTATAAAGGAGATGACGTTATGCTCGAACAGATGGGCATAAAGGATAAAACAAAGGAGGAATATATACAAATGAGGCTAGATGAGGCCAAAACTACACTTGAAAAACGTGGAGCTGTTATATTTCGTAATATGTTAGAAGCAACTAATCAGGACATTTCATTTGTCCAACGTTGGTTCTTAAATGCTCAAGATGTAAACGATGATGTTCTGAGGGCCCTACAAATGGAAATCTCCAAAGTAGAGGATGAAATACGTCTCAAATGGATAGATGAAGTCCGTGCATTACATGGTACTTTTAAAGAGCTCCAGGAACATCAGATGAAAAAGGATAAGAATATGACCCGTGAGGAGTTCTATTCGTTTATGCTTGAAAAAGATGAAATAGGCAAACCTACTGGATATTTCGTATCTAAATACCATTCTAACTGGAGTAGAGACCGTAAAAAGAAGCAAGATGAGATCTATAGCCAAGAAGGAGTATCAGAGGCAGCTAAAACCAGACAGTGGATCAAGTGGAAAAAAGAAAATATAAAGTATAACTATACATTACCACTACGTTACATTATTCCTAAAGGCGCTAAAAAGGAAGAAAAAGACAAAATAATAAGAGAAGCAACAGCCAAAAGGGACGCTAAGGTAGAAGCCCTTAAAAAGGAGCACGAAGCGGCTTTAGCTGCATCCGTACCTAAACGTGATGCTGCTAATAATATTACACGATCTGGAGATAGAGGTCCGTTATCACTCTTTGAGGATAAAATTGCAATGATTCATAGAGCAAGTCATACTCAATTTGAAATTCCTAAAAAGCCAGAGGATCACGCTAAATACTTAAATCCTGCATATAAAAAACTTGCAGCTTATAGTAAACTTGAAGGGGGAGATAATATATATTGGAAGTATTATATACGGTATATGAATCAAAATACAATAAATGACGAAGGACTTCCTTCTAATTTTAGAACTATGTATAAAATGCCTTCAATTCGTAAATCTTTACCAGAAAGACTTGAAGATGTCCATAAATGGATGGGCTTTTTTCCAAAATTAATAGGAAAGAACAGTTTATACTCTGAAATATTTCAAAAGTGGAAAGAGGAAAGGACTGTATATGTTAAAGGTGAAGTTTCGGAAAGGGGGGAGGAGAGTGAAGAGATGGATAACCTACGAAGTAAACGTAGGAAGAACATACAAGATTACGCTTCTATAAGCACAGACGAGGAAGGCAGAGAACGACAGTATGTACCTATTCACTATAGAGGGCAAATAGAAATTGAGGATTTAACTATGGATCTTCACGGTTCCCTTGTAAAGAATACATGGGTTACATTGTCTTATCAGAAAATGACCCAACTTCTTCCTTATGCAGAGATGCTTGTATTTTTTCTACAGAAGAGGCTTAATTTTACACAAAAAGCAGGATTTAAAACAGTAGGTAGAGGATCTATAGGTAGAAACATTGATGTTTCAGCTAAAAATTCTTACAATGCTGCTAAGGATTTAATAGAACACCGAATGTTTGGAGTTACTAAATTAGACCCAGGGTATGAAATTGGAGGTCTTAGTGTTACTAAGTTATTAGGACTTGTACAATCGTATATGTCTACTACAATGCTATCATTTAATGTCCATTCTTCTATTGCTAATGCTAATTTAGCAAACATATTATTTACAATTGAAGGAGCAGCAGGAGAGCATTTTGGTAAAAAAGATGTAGCTGCTGCATATGAAGCTTATGCTAGAGATATGCCAAGAATGATAGCAGACTTAACTGAGCCATTAGATCAGCATTCTAAAGTAAATGTAGTAGGGTTAATTTACGATCCTACGAATAACTTTGATCACAGGCAATTTGATTATGCACATAATAGTAAAACAGCACATTTATTGCACGGATTTAGTTTACATTTTTTGAACGCCAGTGTTGAACACCATGTTCAATCCCTTACTATGATCGCATATCTTAAATCTACTAAAATCTTAGATGAAAATGATATGTATCTGGATGCTAAAAATGAACCAACTGAAGATAGAAACAAAGGAATAAGTCTTTGGGATAGCTATAGAATAAAAGAAGGTAAAGTAGTATATAACCATTCTATCCGTTATGTAGAAAAAATGATTGGAGAAACTACTAAAAAAATGCCATACTATAGCCGTGATGATCGTGCTGCTTTTCATAGACGTGGAACTGTTGCGATCCAACGTATTAATCAACAGTTACATGGTGCATATAGTGAACGAAATGCTATGCCTTTTCAAAGGCTTGTATTAGGATCCATTATGATTGTATTTAAAAAATATCTAGTTCCAGGGTTCAGAGCAAGACTTGGAGGTGCAGCACAAACTGTACGAGATTATACACCTAAAGTAGGTAAGTACTCTAAAGGCACTCTTACAGATGGTGAGTATATAGAACATTCTTCAGAATTACCCACTGCGACTCCAACAAGAATGTATGACCCTATGTTAGGCACATATAGGTCTTTAGGTACATATTCTACGGCTTATAAGTTTATAGGTAAAGTTATTAGCGATCTAGAATTAATGAAATGGCAGGTAGTAAGTGCTAATTGGGCAGAACTTTCTCGAAATGAAAAAGGTAATGTTATTAAAGCTGTTTCTGAGATAGGTCTTGCATTATTTGTTTTACCTGCAGCAGGGGCATCAATGGCTGCACTTGCAAAGGGACAAGACGAAGATGATGATTTTGTGAATTGGTATTTAGGCAGTTTTATGGCATATAGACTTCATAGTGAGCTTTTACAATATATCAGCCCTATGGAAGCAGGGAGAATCCTAAAGAACCCTGCGATTACTATTACGTTCATTGAACGTATTATAGACTTCTTAAGTCAAGGTAAAACGGACACATTTAGAGCGCTCTCAGGAGAAGGAATGGAAATATACAAATCAGGGTCCCGTAAAGGAGATAGAAAGATCAGTAAAAAAATCTATGATCTTGTTCCTTTCTATAAACACTATACTCGTAATAGGTACATGAAGGACATTGTGAGCTTTTATGCTGAAACGGGTAGGGCCAGATAATCTAACTTATATTAAGCGTGAGTAAAAAAAAGGGTAGAAGCTTATAGCTCCTACCCTTATAAACACATAGTAAAACCAATCACTGAAAAACTATGCGTACATGAGCTTCTAAAGCTCTGTATCGTTCTCAGACTCTTTTAAAAAGTCTTCAATATTCTCTGCGTCTATTTGTTGCCACTGTTCAAAGTTGCTTAGTTGGATATTTATCCTTTCTTTAGCTTCTTTGCCTCTTTCTTTAAGTAAATCTGGAGCGGCAGTATCCTTGATATATGTGGATTCTGATTTGCTGTCCCAAACTGATATTCCTTTTTTACTTCGCTTTTTAAGCTTAGTAAGGAACTTCTGACGATCCTTATACTGTTCGAATGTTTCGTCTTCTCCGCGTTTGTTGCTGTAATTCATATTACAAATATACTAAACTTTCCAGTATTCTTTTATAGATTTATCCGAATGTTCAAATTGAGGAATATCCATGAAGTAATTAAAAAGTTTCGCAGATGTACTAATAGTTATAAATTTATTAATTACAAGATCTGTTAAAAATTTAGACACTATCTTCTCACAGTCTCCAATATGGTCTGAAGATGTCTTTTTCAGGTTAATATCTGTTTTTATATATCGAATAGTTGTTTCGTATAACGTAGATACAGCCTGGTAGTTAAAGTCAGCTTTTATTGTAGCTTTGACAAGAGCTTTAAATATACTTTGGTTTTTCACAAGAGCAGGTTGTATTAAATTATCAATAACTGAATGATTAAATCCAATAAGTAAAGTTATATAGGAAGGATGTGGTAGTCCGTCTATAAACGCAAGTGTCATTTTATCAAATTCAGACTTAAACTGTTTCATACGTCTCGCATTACTTTGTTTTTTTTTTACTTTTTCTACAATTTTTCGTCCTTGCTGCTCGGGAGGCTCTTCCCAGTGTCGTTTTGGAGAGAACAACGCTTGTTTCATTTTATAATTTTTCATTATTAATTTTGTATTTTTGGAATATGAATTTATTTCCTCCGCACACTCCAGTGCCCATGAAAGTTGTTTCAGTGTTCGCATGTGGTATTATATTATTATTAGCATGTAGTCTTACATATAGTGAGATCTGTAGATTTACTGCAAATAATGAACTTGATGGTATCAAAAGAGACCATAAAAATGCACTTGCAGATCTAAGGATTTCTAAAAATAAAGAAATAAATACACTTAGACGTAAACTAGCTCAGTATGATATTGTGCTAGATAGTATAGATACTGAACTTACAGATAAAACCAAAGCAATAAATGAAATTGATAAACAAAGCCTTGCTCTTGTTGGTGATTCTATTGGCATCATCAATGAGCTCAAACGTGTATTCGCAGATCGTAATTAGATATAACGATACTACTCGTTATTGCATTTCAGAGTCACAGGCCAGAGCTGTAGTATCAGTTTTTGATAAAGTATCTATCCACGAAGGCACTATTTTAGACCTTAAACATAAGGTAACTACTCTTGAAGCTAAAACTGCTATACTTGCTGAAATAGATACAGCACAAACAGAAGTGATTGCTATTGTAAAGGAGGAAAAAGCATTATCTGAAAAAGAAGTTAAAGCATTAAAACGTAAAGCTTTCTGGAAAAATATATGGCAAAAGGGCAAAGAAGCCATTATAGCTGTCTCTGCCCTTGGTGCTGGTATTGGTATTGGTGTTCTTGTAGACTGACCTCTTTTAGGCTATCACTACTTCGCACGCACCGCCTGCACATGCCAATTCTCCTTTTAAATCTGTATTATCTTCGTCTTCTACTACCTTAGTTAAATCTATTGCTAGTAATTTATCGTATCTTTTTTCAAATTCTTCTTTTGTGATCTCTTCAAACGGCGCCTGCTGATAAGTTCCTCCATCATATGGAAGTACTGAAAGACCATTGAAGTTATTTCTATTATGCCACATCCAATCTCCTACGTATTCCCATTGATCTTCTTCTACAGAAACTGTAGCTGAAACATTATGAGTATTAGAACCTGTAATATGTCCTGTTTTTACCCAATCATTGTTATAAAGACTTATTCTTCCTAACATAAAACTTATGTTTTCTTCTTCTCGTGTAGTTCCTCCTTTAGGAGCACGTTGAGGGATTTCTATAACAGCAGAACCAGGTAACAATACCATGTCTTCTACGAGTTCGGGATGCATAACAGATAGATATTTATATAGAGGCTCATTTTTAGAGCATTGCATTCTACGTATATAATATTTAGAATGCCAGGCATGAATACCTGAACTTGTTCCTACTACACAACTTGTTGTTCCCGAAGGTTTTACAGTTGTAGTTCTCGCTGCAGGGTTTATTCCAATGGTCTCTGCTACTCTTTTATTTGTTTGAATAACTGCCCTAGCCCCTCTTTTTAAATCTATTCTAGAGAGCTTTCCATTACATATACCTGTAATGCCGACACCTATAAGGGCCTCCTTCTCTGTTGTCTCTTGCCAAATAGGACGTAAATAATGAAAATTACTATATCCTGCCTGAAGAGTTCCAAAAAATGAAGCAACTATTGCTCGTCTAATAAAATCAGCTTGATCTTCTATATCTCCAGCATTGATCTCTGTTAGATTACAGAATTGAAAAGGTCTTAATGCAATTTCACAACAGGGATTAGTTCCCCAGTCCTTGTCGTTTGTGAAATACACTCCAGGTTCTCCACTTCCACTTAGTTCAATCTTCTTCCATATATCCTTAAAGAACTTCTCTGTTACTTTATGTCTTAGTAGTACTGCAGAGTTATTAGCTCTTCCTCGTTGAGGATTAGCTTCATACCATGTTCCAGACTTAGCTGAAAGCATTTCTTCATCATTTGCCGAAAAGAGTGATATTAAAGCTGCTCTTCTAATTCCTCCAGCAAGTACAGCATCTGCTATATGACAGATCATGTCGTGCACTTCTATAGGAGTAAGTTTACTTCCGTTAGCTTTTGTGGCAAGCATGAGCTCTAAGTTGAATAAGCATTTTTTAAGAGGATCGGGCCCAGGAGCTTTACCGCCTGCAGTTGCAAGCTGTGCTCCTTTTTCTCTAATATCACTAAAATCAAAAACAGGTTTAGTTTTTCTTAATCCAAAGAAACTTGCCATTAAATGCCTGATACTATCTGCCCAGCCTTCTATAGAATCTCCTATTAAATATTTTTGTTGTTTTCTTGGTTTTTGTATCTCTGGTAAAGCATTCACATGATCTCTTTGTACCGAAAATCCTACACCTGTTCCTCCTAAAAGAAGAAACATTGTTTCACTGAATGCTCTATAGTCATCTATTGGCAAGTATGCACAATTGTACACACGAGACTCTGATTTTTCAATTGCTGCACCTGAAAATTGTGCAGCTCTCATTGACATTAATACTTTTTTATCTCTTATATATTGTCCTTTTGTTTCAATTTCATTTTTTAATTCTGGATATTTTTTCTTCATCATAGTTAGATACCGTGTTACGATCTCATCCCATGTTTCTCTTCTTTTTTCTTTGGGCTTATATTTTGCGTATTTATTAAAGACAACAATGTCACTAAGTATTTGATTACTCTTATCCATTTTGTGTAAAATTTAATTGTTTAAAGGAAAGATAAAGATACAATTTACAGATGCATAGTGTGCACTGATTTTGATATTTTTTTAGCTTTTTTGTGCCTTTGTGTGTGAGTAGTTCCTCTTAGATTGGGATTCTTCTCTTGTACCTTTCGTCTTGCCCTTGTAACACTTTCATAAGATGAGAGGTGATTTGTCTCGAACATAGTGAAAAATAAGTCCATAGGACACCTTATAGCTTTCATTTCATCTTTCCAGATTTTTGAGATTAATTTTTTGTCTGAAGATTGTAGTTTAGGATCTTCTTCTAATAATTTTTTTACTTGGTCATAAATAGTTTTAGTCATTTGTGTTAAGATTTAGTTAAAAGCCCCAAGAGTATATTACTCCTGGGGCTAAAAATTATAATAATTATTTTGGTAGGGTTAAGTAACCTTTTCTACCATATTCATCTACGCCGTTTACGATATATTTTTCCATCTTTCCTTGTCTATATCCTAAAAGTTGTCCGTTTTCAGCATATGGTACAAACGACTTATTAAGAGAAGAAACTTCCAATGTAAGAATAAAAGCATCTCTAAAGTAGTTTTTCGGATTCAATGTATCTGACCCATCTGTAATTATAATACAAGGACGATTTACTTTTTTTGCATTAATAAAACATTGATCAATATTAGTACCTCCTCCATATACAGTCTTAAATAATTCTTCTATTGGAATTTTTGCAAGTTGGTGATGGCTTGCAAAAAGGTAACAATCTCGTAATAATTTAAGTTGATTTAATCTAAATGCAACAAGATGCGCAAGATCTCTGTATGAAACCAATACATTATCAATAAAATTCTTGCCGCTCATAGAACCTGAATCATCTATATAGATATCAAAACTAACATGATATTGTATACAACGAGTAACAAGATCTTCAAATAATGCAATATGTGCGAAATTCTCTATATTGGATAACTCTTCTATCTCTTCACTATCAAAAAAGCTTTCTTCTATTAAAGATTGTTGTCCTATTGCATTTTGCGTAGCTTTATCAATAGTAGTTTTGAAAAATGCCTTTAAAGATCCCTTATTAATGTTATCTAACTTTTTTATAATAGGAGAATCAAAAAGTTTTATTTGCTCTATAGCTCCTTTACCTGCACCATTTAAACTATCACTTCCTTTAGCTGCAGTTTCTTTGATATCCTTCTTTATTTTATTATTAGCACGAGTTGTTCCTTTTTCTAACTTATTTTTAAACTCTTTATAAGCTTCGGAATCTTCTTCGGTGCTAGGATTTTTACCATTGTCTCCACATTGCTCATTGAATTTATCCATATGCTTTTCCATATCATTTCCAAACTCTTTATGAAGTTTTTCAAGCATAGTAATAATATGTTTACTTGCAATGTAGCTATATGCAGCTTTATGATTAGTAGCATACTGTAATAGATGATTATCAACTTTTGTTAATATATGATGCCACCAGTATTTATCAGAATTGATATTATACTGTTTTTTTTCTGAGTACCAGTGGTTAAATCCATCTATAGTTAGATTTTCAACTCCTTGCTTTTGCATAAAGGAAGAAGCTAAAAAGTTATTCGACATAGATGTCTTTAAACTACGTACTACCTCTCCCTCCAAATCTGGAGGAAGAGGATTTTGAATTATACGTGCAGGTTTAGAAGCTTCGATTTCAGGTCGAAGGTTTTTAAGAATTTCAGCTCTTTTCTTTTTCTGTTCATATGCTTTATCGTAGTAGCCTTTGGTACCAACTGAGTACCTATCTCCGTAATTTCCTCTATAGTTCATGATTAAACTGTTAATGTTGTTTTTAAACTTTGTTCAGCTACTATTCCTTTAAATAGCATTTGTTGCTCCGTAGAAATAGCAGCAGTTTCAATACAAGTAATTACATCTTTTGTAAATTGTTCTGCTCTGGTTTTATAACTATTAACTTCTGCTAATGCAGTAATTTCAGTTAAAACTGAGTGTAGAAATATTTGAGCATAGCTATCATTATGTGCTTCTAAAATACCAGGTAACTGAGATAGTAATGTAGCTACATTATTTTCTCTCTTAGTCTCAAGCTTAGATGAAATATCTGCAAGTGCTGCAGGTGCGACCAGGCTACATACATAGATAATTGCCTGTTTATCATCATAAGTATAAATAAGCTTTACAGCTTTAATTATATCCTTAAGTGCATAAATAGTTCTATCTGAAGCAGTTGAATATATCGTATCTACAAATTTGTTAAATAATGCAGTGTTTACGTTTTCTTTTTCTATATCTGCAGTAGAAGGAATATTAATATCAAGAGTATGTACTTTTAATGCTTCTTCGTTACATATACCTTTCATAACATCACTTCCTACTCTTTCTACAGTTAATGTAAGTATAAATCTATCCCAAAAAGGATTCTCTATTTCTTCTTGTGGAATAATATTACAAGAACCAGCAAATACTTGCCAGTTACACTTTTTAACAGTATCTCCATAGAACAGTGCTTTTTCTCTCATTACTGAAAGTAAAGTATTACGTACTCCAGAAGTACCTTTATCAACTTCGTTTATCATAATAAACTCTGCATCTGCAATAGGTGCTTTAGTTTCATACTTTTTCTCTTCAAGCAATGCTTTCATATCTACTCTTCCTTTAATTTCTGAGGTCTTAGTTCCTTCATCCAATTCTATCATGAATGTTTTTGAACGTACCAGATCTCTTCTATAGTTATATTTAGAAGCAGCATAATCGAGAAGAGCCTGAGTTTTACCTACACCTGGTTCTCCAAGTAGTAAAACTGGTAATTGTACAGCCTCTCCAAGAGCAAGAAGATTGAAAACTTCATCTTTACCTTTCAATTGTGTTTTTATTGTTCTTTTTTCCATTTTTTGTATTATTTGTAATTAGTTTTAAGTTAAAAATTTCAAGGTTTTCTTTCCATTTAGGATAATTAAGATGTCCTTGAACAACATCGTAGACTCTAGAGCCTTGTTTGAATTTAGATTTGTATTCGGGTGTAAACTTTGTATACTCTCCGTTAATAAATACATGATAGTCTGCTATATACTCTTTTGGTATATGAAATACATGCATTGTAAACTTAGAGGCAATATCATACCTTTTTATATATTCAGGATGAGTAGCTAATTCTTTTTCATAGTCGGTGTATTCTTTAGTGAATCGTGGTTTGAATAGAATGTATACTGCTTCTGGATATTGGTATTGTTTAGCGTCTCCTAAGTATATGTTATAAAACCCTAAACGTTTATAATCTTTTCCCAGCATTTCTACCACCATAGGCAGTAGAAATGTTGTAGAAAAGGTTCTTACATATTTTTTAAGCGAAACTATCGAGTGTAATTGCATGGTCATTGGCATAACGTGTATAATGTGCTTTGGACATATCCCATGAACCCGCATCACGATGCCATTTTACATCATCTAAAAGATCTGCAATAGATCGTACAGGGTATCTTGAGTATTTCAATTCTCCACCTGCGTAAAGTGCAACTGCAAGATCTTCTGTACTCATTTTGTATATCATAGGCGAATTACTGCATGCCATTTCTGCTACTATGAATAGGAAAGGTTCTATATTATACCCTTTTAACTCTGGATGGGCCGCTCTATATTCATGTACAGCCTTTGTATAAAAGGCACCTTGTCGGAAATACTCAAAATTGATATAACTTTTTGGAAAATCAAAAACAGATTTTCCTGTAGTTTTAAGATCAATAGGTATTAAAGTTTTAGTACTATGATCTATTATGAGCCTATCAAGATATGCTTTACACTCTACATCTCTATAAGAGAAGAATATCTCCATTTGATCATGGACATCCATCATAAAGTGTGCAGGAGCATCGGTTATGTATTTTTTAGTGTAAGGATCAGTTTGCAACATACGAACTACCTCTACAGCCTGGTCATACTCGACAGTACTTATAGTTTTTTTATCTCCAGCAGCTATAAGTTCTTGGTAATATTTTTTGAAGTTGTTCTTAGGATCCTCAAATTTCTTACGTACTGAAGCTTCTGTTAGTTTATAATTAACAGTCTTATATGCAAGATTGAACATTTCATCGAAAGTCACTTTATTTTCTGGATCTAACGCTTTAAATTCTGCTAATGCTACACACATATCTCCCAACATTCCTGATGGACGATTGATGCTCATTACTGCAAACTGATCATAAAACTTTTTAGGCTCAGTTATAAGGCAATCTACAGCACTTCCTTTAGTGAAATATGTAGTATTTCTACTTACAGGATGTAGTACATGATTTTTGTAATCTCGTGGTGATGCATTAAAAAGATTCAATGAAGACACACTCATTACATGATCATTCACATCTGTTACTTGGTTATTTATTGTTTCTGTTGTTATCATATTATTTGAATATTAAAGACAAGTTTACGTTCATCTGAAGGTATATAAGTTATCTGTCCTGAACTTCGTATATACTGTACATTATCTTCTGGGATTTTTTTATGTTCAACTAGAGTATCTAAGAACCACTTGGTCCAGGGCCACTGATTATCACAGTCCCAATTCTGATTATCTGCAGGTTTATACATATCTATCCATACCCTCAAATAACATCCTTCTGGAATGTGTAATGCTGGTAATTTACTTATGTATGCTCCAAGATATCCATGCATCCATCGCGCTACTTTAGAGCGTGCGGTATAGTGTAGAGATCCATCATAGATTCTTTGACCATTTATAGTCCAATATCGAGGTGTTCCTGCTACAATAGGATTAGCTAATACTCTATTTTTATTCTCATCTACCAAATAACCTAGTTTATCATATTTAAAATGTCCAGATTGTATTTTTGATAGATGTTTTTTAGGTAATCTAGGCTTTGATTCATTCTGTTTAAAGTACTTCGCTCTTCGTTTTTGGCTTATTGGTACTTTATCTTCATAATTAGGAATAGTTAATTTCCATATTTTATTATCAGGCGGTTTTTGTTTCATTTATTAATGTTTTTAAAAATCTTTCAGTTGTATATGTACCTCGTACAGCTACAAAATCAGAAATATCTTTAATGCCTTCTTCTTTTATATATACTACTTGAACACTTATTCCAGCATTTCTTAAGTAATTTTGAAGGTCTTCTGCACCTTTTATACCAGTAGGATCATAATCAAATAGAATAGTAACTTGTTGAAATTGGTTAGCAATTTCTAATATCTTATCATATTGATTACGGGTTCCTTCTGCTTGAGGAGCTATAGCGGGAAAATTAAGCATACCAAGAACCATAACATCTTTCATAGATTTGGTAATGATAAGTCTATCTCCTTCTATTAGTTGTTCTTCACCTTGTAAATCGTCACTAGTAACGTTACTTAGCCATTTTATATGTGCTTTGTTTTTTACTAAAGGTCTATATACTTTTACTCTTTTTGTTTTAGGAAATTTATAGCAGTATATTGGATCTCTAAGCGTAGCTCTTAATAGTAACTTATGATCTAAGAATACATACTTAGCAGAAAACACATTATATAACTCCAATTGCCATTTTGGGATACCATATTGAGCCCAATATGCTAAGTCAGCTTCTGTATAATGCTGAGGTTTAAATTGTATAAGCCTCGGTATACCGTTATTTTCTCCTTTTGGAATATATATCTGTTTAGTTATTTCTCCTATAGGTAATGCATTGCTTGTACCTAGTTTTAAATTAAGATCTACATTGATACGTTGTAAGCATGTTGGAAAGTCTAAGTTTAACAATAGCATTACAAGATCGAAACAACTTCCCTGTGCTCCATTAAAATCTTTAAATTTAATACTACCATTACTAGTTTTGTATAAAGCAAAAGAAGGGTTCGAATCTGACCTCAAGGGGCTTTTATAAGCCTTTCCTAATTCAAATTCAAACCCTAAATAATGCTTTATTATGTACGATTCACTTACTGCTCTAAGTATGTTAGCTTTAGTAAGAGGTGTAGGAATAATTATATTCTTTACATCATACATTTTCTTTACTGTTTAGAAAGGAAGATCTGGCTCTGTAGTAACTGCTGCTTCAGTAGTTGCTGTTGCTGAATCCTGTTCCATTTTATCGTACTTAGGATTGATCTTTAGTGATGATGGAGTTTTTTCCATAGGTTCAACAAAAGGAGTGAAATTAGGTAGTGATGCATAGTCTTTATAATTATACACTACTTTCAATCTTACCAGTTTTGAAATATTCTTGGCACTCATAAAAGTTACAAGGTTTGTACAAAAATCTGGAAAGGTATCTCCGTTTATTATAAATGATGCTGGATCTACAAATTGTGTACAGATATGCTTAATTCTAATAAGCATATTATTCACTTTTCTGGCTACAGCCTCGTCTATTGTTTCTCCCTCTTTAGGAGTTATATAGTCTGGATTTGCTTCAAACTCATTATGAGAAATTACACTTCCATCTTCGTCTTGAAATCCAAAACTCAGATATGATTTTTGATTCTTATCTTTTTTCTGCTCAACGCCTAAGAATTTAACGTTTTCATTGATTCCGACAGGTATTGGAGTTGCTCCTGATCCTGTTCCTTCTGCTACTTCTTGATTTATTGTATACATATTGTATTTAGTTTTTGTTGTTACTGTTTAAAAAATGTCTATTGAACTCGTAGATACTATAGGGTCTTCTATGACTTCTACTTCCTCTACTTGTACTTCTTCTACTGGTGGTTGTGGATTGTCATGTGTTGGAGGAGTAGTCATATCTACCATCTCTTCGTCTACATCTTCCTGTTCTACTGCTGCATCCCAAGGGGTTTCATCTACACGAAGTTCGTAAAAATGATATCCTGGGTATTCTGCCATTTCTGTAGCAGTTTCGTTTAGATATACATTCGTAGTACCTGTTGCTGGAAGATCAAGTGCAGACCTTACATCACGATTATGCGCTGAAGTAGTTGCTATTCCTTGTTTGTTAACTGCAATACCATCATTGTCCGTTGCTACATACATACAAATGGTTTCTGTGTCATTTTCTGGATATGCAAATCCTACTCTATTAGCTGTCGGGGTTATTTTTAACCTTGACATTGCGCCTGGAGAAAGTTTCATTTTTCCTCCATCTGATAGTTCTACGCAGATACTATCTCCAAAACGATTCATTCGTTCTACTTTTTTTCCTACTAATCTCATATTATGAATTATTATATTCGGTTACTGTTTTAATTACGTAATCAAGGTCGTTCTCTATCTTTTCTTCTTTGAACATACCTTTTGGGGATTTCCCTGTTGTTGAACCATCTGTTTGTGTTTTAAACCGATAGCATATTTTATTATTCTCATCGGGTCCTACGTGAGTAAATAGAACCACAGTAAACAATCCTTCTACATTGATTTTATCATCGACCAATTTTCCAATTGTTTTAAATTTAAGGCGTCTTCCACCGCTTAGATCAGTAGATACTTCTGCATGTCCTAAGACTACAAATGTTAGATCTTCTCTAAGATTTTTACCTAAGGTGATTATTTCCCACGCATGCAGACCAATATCAGTGAACTTATCAAATCCACGTTCATGTGCTCTACGCATAAACTCATTTGCCATTATATATTGAAAATCATCAATAACAATGGTAGTTATATGAGGCATATTTGTATTTATATGCTGCATTGTGGCCTGTATAGTTGTAGGATTATCTGTTGCCATATAATTGCCATTTGGAGTTTCCTTTGTAAGAGGTTGCCATTTTGTTTTCCACCCTCGGAAGGGCATTGGTTTTTTAACAACATTAAAAAGAAACGTAGATTTAGGATCTAAATTTTCTAAACTGGCGGATTTACCACTACCAGATTCTCCTATTACTAAAATTTCTTGACTCATGTTTTTTTCATTATTTTAAAGGTTGTTTGTATTCATCTATTCTATTGTATTTTAGGTTATCTACCATGCTTAATACTAATCCACTTTCTCCATCTCTATTTTTTATTAAGTGCCAATATATCATAGGCTGACTTCCATCCATAGGATTTATGACAGGTAGATTATTTGGGCCATATGTTTGTAAATGAAGCATATAAGGTTTATGTGAGATCAATACATAGTCAGAAGCTTGGAATACAGCATCACTACCGAAGATGTCTTTCTTCATCGGATAATGTTGCATAGGATTCGTAAGTCTTTCGGACTTTTCTATCTCTCTATTAAGTTGGCTGAGTGCTACAAAGATACACTTTATTTTCTTCTTCATGAACATAAACATGCCATAAAGTCGAGATAAAATCTCTCTTTCTCCTGCACCTTGAGCACCTCGTGTAAGTAAGGTATGATCCAATACTATTACTGTTCCATAAAAATCTCCTTTAAGCTTTTTCTGCTCAATATGAAATTGCAGTATCGTATCAAATATCTCTTGTACTGTACCAGGGATATCTACATAATAGACATCATAATTTTTTATATCAGAATCGACATGGAACTTTGCTGTATTATAATCTGCATCTGATAATTTTCCTCCACCTGAATAAAGATCTGTTACGGTCTTATTCATCTTAGAGGATATCTTTCTACCTACTTGCCTTAAGGCTAGCATTTCGAAATTAAAGGAAAGCACTGAAAAGTTTTCCCTCGGGTTACAATCAAACAGGCTTGTCTCAAGTTCATTAGCCATACTTGATTTACCTGAGCCACTCATACCTGCAATGGTCATGATAGAGTTCCATTCTATACCATTCATTGTACGAGCATTGAGTTTTTTCCATTTGGTTTTAAGCGAACGAACTCGACCTGCACGTCTATCATCAATATATTTAAGAGCATCCTTACTGGCCTCTTTAATATGTTTATATGCTAATATTTTCTTCTTAATCGATCCTTCCGCCATAGTCTACTCTTTTAGTGGTATTTGTACTTTCTGTTTTCATATTAGACATTACATCTTTCCAAATATCTTGAGAAAACCAATTCTTTAAAGTCTTCATATAGGCAGTATTACCTGTTTGTGTATATCTTCCTACATAATGTTCAATAGCCTTTTGTAGATCAAGAGCAGTAATCTCTTTTGTTTCCAGTGCTTTTATATATAATCTTTTTATTTCTTTAGTGCCTTCTTTTAAGTATGAAGATCTACCACTAGAGCGTGTAACCTTTACAGGATAAGTGTCTAATAGTATTTGAAAATCTTTTTCGTAAGAAGACTCGGATAATGCACTAAGATCCTCCTCGCCCAATAAGGGATTATCCGTTATCGCGTCCATATACGAAGTAACATGTTCTTTTATGAATATCTCTCCAGCTTCCGTAGCTAGATAACGAGAATCACTGAGAGTATCAGTTTCAAAATGAACGAGGAGTTTCTTTTTTAATAATTTACTTAGTGCAGTATCTGTACTGTAGTTCTCTAACTTATCGTATCTATCGATAAGATCAGTTTTTTCATACACATAACAGTAGAGAACAAAGTACTCTGTCAGTGTTAATTCTATTTCTTCCAACATTTGGATGAAAGGTTCGCCAAAAGCTATCATATTTAAGGGTTTAAAGGGTTAATATATCATCTCATCTATGCTTGCAATCCATTTTACACTATGATCCTTTTCTGTTCGCTTGCGTACCCATTTGAGTTCCTGTGATCCCTTTACAAATATGTTTATATATATTGCTGTCTTAAATTCGTCTTCTGTTTTTCTTAATGTTCTTCCTTTTCTTTGAATGTTGTCCAATGCTTTAGAGCTTCCTGCTGCGCATATACCTAAAGAGCAATCAGGTACATTAAAGCCAGCATTCAATGCTTTAACAGAACTTATAACCCGTATTGGTGAGGTATCATCTGAAAAAGATTCTAATGCCTGTCTTTTTGCTTTTATGCCCAATTTACTATGAAATGTCACGCATTCCTGTTGTAAAGTATTCTGTAATTTATCTGCGAATGCTATAGATTCACTGAATACTAAAGCTTTACGATCTGGATATCGGGCTAATATCTGCTTAGATACTTCTATTTTATTTGCAGCATTATAGCAAAGTTGTTTACGTTTTTGCATTGCGCCGTAAAATATATTAGCCCATTTGGCTTTATCTCTATCCCGAGAGTTCTTCCATCGTGTTGCATTCATAAATGCAACGAATTTACCTCCTAACTCCTCTTCTGCTTGCTTATATGTCTTTTCGACATGTTTGTACTGAAGTGCTTCTATAGGAGAAAAGCTTACTCCTAAGTTATATACTATATGATCTGCTACAAGTCCTAAACGATTTGCTTTCCGCAGGTCAGTAGTATACACAATAGGTGCGATCTTAGTGAGGAATTCTTTATACTCTTCATTTTCTGGTATAGTTGCAGTAAAGCAATATATTTTCTTCCAGGTATTATTCTTATAAAAATTTCTGTATTCGAGGGATAGTGTAGTATGTACTTCGTCTATAACCACGATATCCCAGTTTTGGGCAGTGAATTTATAAGCTGTTTGTATGCATACGAATTCTATCTGGTCCAGAACATCAGACATATTCCATTTGGCTACTTCATCGAGCCATTCGTTATCACGGAGATTCTCAGTAGGCACTATTACTAGTGCTCTACTGGATTTTCCGAATAATCGTAGTGTTGCAGCTATGGCAAGAAGACCTATACGGGTCTTTCCAAGGCCAGTTGCGGCAATAGATGTTCCTTTATAGTTATTCTTCTTCCACGCTTTAAGGTGAAGCTGTTGTTCAGCGTCCTTCTCTAAATTGAGGGCGAGGGTTGTTTGCATTTATAAAATTTATTGGATTTGTAAAATTAGTATTATTTTTTCCATTTCGCACTAATATGTACATCTACTTTCAATTCTCCCGTAGGAATACTTAATAAAGCTGCATCTTCCATCAGTTTTTGTAGTCTAATCTTCCACTCTGGCGCATAGGCTCTCGTAGTTATAGTATCAATCTGATCGTGTACAGCCATTACAAGCTTAACAGGTCTATTAAATTTTGCGATGTCTTCTCGTACGAGGACCATTGCATGCTTGGTCATATCTGCTCCAGTACCTTGAATAGGAGTATTTTTACTTGCACGTTCTATTGTTCCAAGTAGTTCAGACGTTTTATTATCCTTATATCTTAAATTCTGTATTCCGTTGTGCCACCCATCAAAGTGTCTTATCCGTTTAAAGGGTAAGAATGTACGTATAAAGCCTCTATTTAAACCATAGTTACCAAGAGCCTCAAGAAATGCTTTAATAGCAGGAAACGCCTTAAAATAGGCTTGTATAAGATCCTTAGCTTCCTGTGTGGATATATTCAAATTCTCTGCAAGCTTATTAGGGCCCATTCCGTATGCCAGACCAAAATTAATGGTCTTTACATTCGTTCTGAGCTTTTTATGCTTAGGGCAATCACATTTGGATTTATCTACCATATAGGCACAATTAGCTTCTGCTGCCTGTCCCCAACTTATACCATAGACCAGATCTGCACATACTGAGTGTAGATCTTCTCCATTCTTAAGAGCTGCAAGCCATACTGGATCTTTAGAACCATAGGCAATTATACATAACTCTTGTGATGCATAGTCTCCCGATACAAATACAGCTTCAGGGTCATTTACATCTTGAAAGCAATTTCTATACTCATCTGGAGAAGGTATCTGTTGCATATTAGGCAATTTAGATGCGGATCTACCAGTATTAAGTATAGTATTGAACTGTGTATGTATGTTACCTGTATTCTTAACATGCGTTAAAAACTTTTCTCCATAACTTGTAGCAAGTTTCATTTTTTCTTTATACTTTATATATTCTTTAATGAGTATAAAAGGTTTAGAGTGTAGTATAAGCTCTTTTGCATTTACAGTTTCTAAACTAGGCACAAGATTTCTAAAGACCTCTAATACCTGCATAGGACTTGCCCAATTTATATTAACCTTTCGTATGTGTTGTATATCAGTAAATAGATTACTTTGCACATACTTAAGTTTATATCTTCTGGAAAGAATTGGTGCTCTTAATACATATAGATCTAAACGTGCTTGTAAAAGCTCTGCTTCAGTTTTAGCTTTAGTAGCCAGTACTTTCCATAGTATAGTATTTAGAGGCATTCCATTATACTCCATATCTCCAAATGCCAATATGACCTTATTCTCTAATTCTGCTACAGTTTCCAGATCCTCTGCAGAAAGTTGAGGCAGTTGTAAATCTCGAATATCTAAAAGAGGAGCTATATCATCTGCAGCATACTTTAATTGAGAGTATGAAAATGGAGCGCCATATAATTCTGTAAAAGAATTGGTTACATTTTTACTTAGATCCAATGCCAGGTATTTACTACATAGTGTCTTCAAACTATAACTTAGTCCGAATTTACCGCAATGAATTACTTTCTCAACAAGCATAGTATCATATACATTTTCCAGCTTGATATTAGCTCCTTGTAGGATCATTTTATAATCAAACTTTGCATTTTGAAGTACTTTAAGTATGCTTTTACTTTCTAATACATCACGTAATGGTTCTATACTTGTGTTACGAGTGTCTATAAGATATTGATTTTCCTTATCTCCGATCTGAAATAATATCATATTATGTACAGTGAAATCTAATCCTTCTGTCTCAGTATCTACTCCAAGTACTTTCTTATGTTTACAGTAATCTACTACATCTTGGATAGTACAGGGTATAATATCTACACCGTTAGCAGGAGATCTGAATAATGCTTGTGTAGTACTTACAAGATAGATCATTGTTCTAAGATATTCATAAATCTACCTGTTCTTTCTTGCTCGAATTCCTTATCATCAGATGAAAAGGTTTCTTTAAGTTCAAATGTACTTTTTTCCTTATTCCTTACAAATGCATATACTTTACTTGGTTCTCCTATACTTTCAAAGTTAAAAATCAATCCTTCTTCTATAGTTGCTGAATCCTGTAACAGTTTTATATCTTCTGAGGTTAACTTTTCTACATTTAGATTTTTAAGTTTTTCAAATGCTTCAGGATTTTCATCTTTATCTACTTTTGATATGCCGCACATACTAACAAAACAGCACATTTTTGCATTTCCAAGTTTTGATATTTTACGCAGTGTAAGATCCATATCTTCTTTATCTTCAAATAAACTACCAGGAAGAGGAATAAGTTTTGTAGTTTCTTTTTCTGTTAATACAGCTAAAGAAGATACAAATTTATTTTCTTCTATATTTTCAAATATTTTTTTGAATAATCTTAATTGAAAAGATTCATATGTTAATTTTTTATTTTCTTGTTCCATTTATAATAAGTATTAGTTAAAGTAAAAAGAAGTAGAAAGAGAAAGTCTCTAACTACTTCTTACTATTTAAAATTAAATAAAATTTAAAGTTTATCTTCTGTAGATACACATGCTACCATATCAAGTATTTCTCTTCGTGTAACTGGCCCACATCTATAGATACCTTCTAAATCTGCAGAGGTTAGATCCATAAATTCTTCTAAATTGGTTACAGCTATCTGACTTAGAGCATAGCGTGCTCTATATGAAAGACTATTATGTAAATGTGTAAAATACCAAGCGGCTGCTTTTTCTGTAGATATAATCTCTCTTATATCCTCTACAACTTCACATATTCCATGTTGTTTATTGATTTTATCTACGGCACTATTCATGTGTTGTTCAGCTTTCTTATTTTCATTTTTAGCAAGTAAGATTACACATACTGCAGTTCCTAATACACATAAAAAAGTTAACCAACCCCAAGGCCACATTTGTGCGAGTGTAAATAATAATATTGTTTTCATAGTTTAATTGTTTTAGATGTGTTTTTTATTTCAACGTTTAAATCTTTTACTAATCTTTCTAAAACTGCAAAAAATGTTTTATCAGATATGTTTTGCAGATTTACAGCTATTTCCTTTATAACCTCAGGTTTATCTTTTTTAATATTATTCAGACGGGACATAAAGTCTTCTTCCCCTTCTTTATCTGTTAACATATTTAAAAGATCCTCTGCTGTTTTTTGTTTACTCGATTCCTCATCTATAGAGGGTATAGTTACTTTAACCTTTAATTCTAAGGAAAATGGATATTCATTATGTATTACATTTTCTGCAATTTGTGTAAGTTTTTGATGAGATTCTTTTAATTGTTTTACATTGTAAAGTTTCTTACTTAAAGCTGCAAGTTGTGAAGCTGTTATCTCTGATTCCATTTTTAAAAGTCGTTTCCAGGTTCATTAAAATATACTTGTACCTTCTTTTCATTTAATTCATAAGAATCTTTATGAAGTTCCTGTTCTATACTTGATATATCTTTAGGGTTTGCGTTTGATAACGCTGCCATAGTGATCTCTGCGAATTGTATACCTAAAAGTACTGCAGCCTCAAGTGTGGTTATATTCATAGCATTGAAAAGCTGTTCAAAAAGATTACTTTTTTCTAATTTTTTTTCATCTGCATTTTTACTGTTTTCTTCTGCAGTTCTTGTTAACTGCATAAGAGTAAGTAAGGTATTCTGACTAAAATCTATAGATTGTCCAAATACTTCACTCAGTGTGGGTTTAGTGTGGTCTAAATTTAGTTTTAACATTATGTTTAATTAAGATGTGATAAATTTGAATATCATTGTTACGAGTAACCCTAAAGAAAGTATATTCATTGTAATCCATAATGGAAGTATGTATTTTTTTGCTTTTAGTGTATTTCGTACTGCCCTACGTGTAGAGCTTGTTGTTTTTTTTATTTCCATTATAGTGTTTTTATTACTGCTGAAAACTCATCTATAACATCTACAATTTTGAGCCTTATTTTAAAAGGTATCTTATCATTGCTTACCAGATCTCGCAGTAGCGTTGCCATACTATTTAAAAGTTTAAGAAGTGTTAAACTCTCAGTTGTAAGATCTGAAAATAGTTTTGTAGATTCTGTTACTGTTTTCTTCGGTAGTATATTATTTTCTACCAGTGTATTCAGATTCTGTAGTAACTTAAGAATCTCGTTGTTTTGTTTTTCAGTCATATTATGATTTTAAAGGTTAACAAAGGTAATAAAGTATATCTCTATTACTTGAATTTATTGTGTTTTCTTTCGTACCAAGCTTTATATAAAAGAGCACATATAATACTATATGTAATTATTATACCAGCACCAAGCATTATTGTAGTTTGTTGTACAACTACTTCTATTTCAGTTTGAGGTGTATTCCAAATTGTTTCAAATATTTCTTTCATTTAGAGTTTTTCTTTTACACGTTCTTCCATTTCAAGAATGGCCTTATCAAATAATTCTGCAGTTTCTGGTCCAAAAAAATCTACTATTGCGTCCCAGTTATCTCCCCAATCGTTATTTACTGTATTTAGAAATTTATCTGTGTCATTCATAATTTAAAAGTTTTAATTGTTTCCATTGTACCTATCTCTATTATATCCAGGCATTCTCCTTCTTTATGTACATCAAAGTCTATATCTAATAGACTTATTAATCTTTTTATACTGGGAGTCATATCTTCAACTTCTGATACACCTATTGCAATATCGTCTGTTGAGTGTACGGCATAGGTTTCACTTCCTGCTTTAAATGTATGTATTATTATAAATAGTTTTGATTCTTTCATTTCTTTATTTTGTTAATATAATTAATGTCATTTTTTCAGTTAGTTTCATTTCTTACAATTTTAGTGATCTCATTTGCTAACTCTCCTACTCTTTTCCAATCATTGTCTTGGTTGAGTAAGTCAGGGTCGTTAAATCCTTCGTCTAATAACTTCCCTGCAACTTTCAACATTACAGCCTTATTCTTTTCAGGTAGGTCATCAAATAGAACCTTACAATCCTTTTGAGTTTCCCATCCTTCACCTGCTGCAATTTCCTCGTAGGTATCGTGCATCCATTCAGCTAACATTGCTTCATCAGTCCATCTTTTAGGAACATCCAGAACCTTGTCTTGGTTGAGGGTGTTTTTCTCAAATTCTTTGGCTGCAAATTTCAGATTAGAAATATTAACTTCAGAAGGTTTTTCAATTACCCACCATGCTACTTTCAGTAAATCTCTTGTGTATTTGTCTAAACTTTCCCAATCCTCAACGCTCGGCTGTTGGGGTTTCTCCTTAAATCCGCATTTAATTTCAAGGCGTTCTATCTCCTTACCCCTCCAATCTACAAATTGTTGGTATTCGTCTAAACTAACCTCAATCATTCCCTCCTTCGGTTGGTTGGCTTCTAATCGTCTATACGCTTCCATCCATATATCAGCATACAAACCTGATGCAGTTCCTCCGTAACCTTGCTCTTGTTCAACTTCCTGTGCAATCTTTTGTAGTTT